AAATAAAATATCTATGGCCCATTTTGTTATAAAGCATTGCATATGGGTAAGCTGTAAATACGTTAAACAAAGAAATAAAAAGAAACGTTTTCTCAAAGTTGATAACTTTTATTCAGATTCTTCCTTCGACGAAGTTGACTCTCGCGAAGAAAGTGATAGAATACTGGGTAAGTTAACACCAAAACAAGCTAGTGTTTTAAAGCTTAGAATGGATGGTTTTGATAATATAGAAATAGCTCAAAAGATGAAATGCTCCAGACAAAATATTCATTGCATTTTAAAATATGCAGTGGGAAGAGTGGACTATGAACAAAGAAGATATAGTGTCTAGGCCGGATTTTAGACACTTAGTAAAGGCTGCTATAACAAAATACAATCTATATCCAACTATAAAGTCTCTGAAGTTAGATGTAGAAGATTTTATTAATGATGTAGCCTATTCAATTTGGACGAGATCTCTACCAAAACAAGATATAGAAGACACAACATTCATATACAAAAAGACTTATTGGTTGCTAGGCGAATTAAAGAAAAACAAAAACAAACAAAATTATCAGAAAAAGCAGCCAGTAAAAAAGAGAGTGATGGATGATCTTGAGGATTTGGGTGTCAGGATAAAAAGGGCTAATCTAAGCCGATTAGACATGATTGTATTAAAAGGTATGATGCGTGGAGATACCCTACATGAAACTGGACAAAAAATAGGGCGATCTGGTGAGAATGTCAGAAAAACAAGACTAAAGATAATAGAAAAGTTAAAAAGAGGAAACGTATGAAGAATTTCATTGTAATTTTTATTTCTGTTGTTCTTACTTATCTTGTCTTAAATGAATATAAGATTGCCAAGTTTAGGGCTGAAGTTTTAGAACAGAGGAATAACATTCTGTTAGATCAGATGAATGACCTTTCAGAACAGTTGGCTTCTGCTAGAGCAGCTAAAACTTATGAGCAGGGTATTGCAGACGGTATTCAAAATTCAAAAGACCAATCATATATGATGGGTTATCACGCAGCAATTGGAAAACAACCATGAGTATCGAATCTTGGAAAGCTGAATTCTATCCTGTGCCTGCGACACAGATTGTGAATGAAAGTCCATTAGTTCAGGCTGAACACGCATACATAAAATGGACAGGGGCACTAAAAGAAAATCTAGAAAAACATGAACTAGTAAAATCTTTAGGATCAGTTAATATAAGTGATATTGCTGGAAATGTTTTTAAATTTTCTACAGAAGAGTGTGTTTGGTGTCATAATTACTATGCATTACACTCTGGTGCTTGCGGACGTTGTCCACTATATTCATATGGTGTATGTTCTGATCCTTCCGGCCCATTTCTACATTGGTTTTTTAGTAGTGATCCACAAAGAATGATTAACGCGATTCAGGAGATATTAAATGGACTCAGATCTACCAACGAAAGAACCTATCAGGATTCCGTTTGATCAGGATAAGCGAACTCCATCATATTGGTCCGAAGGCGAAAGATTTCTTGGTTCAAGAGTTGGAGAAAGATTTGACCAGATATATTCTGATATTGTACATCGGTCAAAATATGGCCCACACAAGGAAATGTACAAGTATTTAATCGAATATAAAGACAGATTTCTTGGTTGGCACTTTTTCGTTGAAGATGGAATCCTCAAAGAAAAAAAGAGAAAGAAATACATACGTACTCGTACAAAAAAATTCAAGACCGTTAGAATGGGCGGTTTAGAATTTGTTAAGAGTGAGTTCTGGTACGCCGTAAAGTTCAAAGAGTTTCATTATTACGAAGTGAAATTTCTTTGGAAAAAATTCCTTAGATACCATGACGAATATGATTGCCTCTTAAAGAGGAATATAAGTTATGGGGAATCTATCAATTATTATGATAAACACCACTATGTCTGTGAAAAGATACAGTGTGGCAAACGGACATGCAAGAAACTTGAGAAGATTGTAAATGAAACTAATTAAACAGAAAACGCGGACTTCGTGTGGGCAGTGTTGTGTGGCAATGGTTTTTGAAATTCCTCTCGAAGAAGCTATTGCAATCGTCGGACACGATGGTATAATGAATGACGAAGAGATGTATGAGGTAATCGGTTCTGACGCACTCATGGTCTCAGGAAAGCCCCAAGAAGGTGTTGTCGCCATCCAGAAGCACAAAGACCCAAATGGGAATAGGGAACATTGGACCGTGTGGAACAGGAATGTAACACTAGATCCAGCAAATATAGGTAGTAAATTGTGGCCAGTTTATAAACATTTTGAGGTAGATTGGGCATAATGAACACCTATATACCTAAATTCTTCTACAAGAAATATGATGGTGGAAAAGAATCAGGTGTCACTGGGTATTTTCTTATCGAGTGGAAGAAATTCTTCTCTGTGGGAATTTTAAGATTTAATACTGGGTCAAGACTCAGTTACCATTCCCACGCTTTTAATGCCCTGACTTTTTTCTTGACAGGAAGGGTAACGGAAGTTAAACTATCGGGAGAGATGAAGCAATTCGGCCCATCAATTTGGCCAAAGTTTACTCCAAGATCTAATGTTCATCGTGTTCTAGCACATAAAGTTACATATGCTTTAACATTTCGTGGACCTTGGGAAGATACGTGGTATGAAGTTAATAAGGATGGCGTTACCGTGCTGACGCACGGAAGAAAGGTTGTAAAATGACTGCAAAATCGCAATATATTCCGTTCATGGATATTGATCTGGTAATGAAGGCTATAACACTTCGTGAGCAGAACACTCCGATGAAGACATTTGATTGGGACAGGGCTGCACAACTTATCCGTGATAAAAAACCAAAGCTTGCAGAAGCTGGTTTAGCTGGTGATTGGAGCTATACTGGTGGTGTAATCTATAATGGTGCTCCCGTATATGACGAATACACCTACCTCAGTTCTATGTGGGCTATTCCAACACTTATTATGGATGACGAGGAAATTCCTTGTTGGTCTATAGAATGTGAGTGGAACGAAAACACAAAGTGGCCAGAATCCGCCATTAAAATATTGGAAGGATAGCATGAACCTACAAGAAATATACAACATACATTCAGATTCTTTTTTATCTGTTGTGCTTAATGAAGTTAAGAAATTGGCAGAAGAAAAGCCTGATTTTTTATATGCCCCACAAAATATTGGGGTAAAATGTTTCTATAATAAAGGTTCGGCTTTAGGACCAGAATGCGACGGATGTATTATTGGTCAAGCACTTCAGAGATTGGGGTGGGACGATAAAAAAGAAATGGAATTTTTTGGGGCTGTTGATGATTTGTTCCTAGCACATATAAGTTCTTATTTACAGAACACTTCATGCTGCGAGTTAAAACAAATACAAATGAAACAGGATAATGGGGTTGTTTGGGGAAAATGTGTATGACTTTGTCTAGGGAACTTCTAGTTAAAGTAATCGGATCTGTGCGTGGAGACCCAGAAAAGTCTGCTGCCTTGATTAAAGATCTTGAATCTATTAGGGTGAAAATGGAAAACCGTAAAAGAAAAATAGAAGAGATCAAAAAGGACGCAGATTCTAAAATCAAAAAACTAATGGGTGAAATTATATGCACTCATGAGTTTACAAAAGTTAGTTATGATCCATCTGGCGGTTCAGATATAGAAGAAACCTGTTTAGTGTGCGGAGAAAGTGGAAGTTTTCCATAAAAAGGCGTATAAAAAAAATGAACCTTTATGATTGCAAATTAAATCAAGTAGTGGTTACTGGTGATTCATACGGAATGTCTCCGTGCTTAGTTGTCGCGGAAAAACATTACGATGAAGAATATGGATTTGACATAGTCACATTTCTTGACCTTACTAATGGTTTGACACATGATTCTGGTGGGAAAGTTGGTAGTGGGTTTAGATTAGATGATTGTCATCTTGTAGAAACTCTGTCTCCTGCGGAAGCTGGGCGAATTAAAGAGGTTTGGGGATTTAACGCTGTCGGTAGGTAAGGCATCTAGCCAGTCTCATAAACTGTTGCAATGAAATGAGTTCGATTCTCATGACAGCCAATTTAAGGCGTGACAATCTTTATGTTCTTACGAAATAGACACTCGTAAAGCATAAAGTCGGTGGGGTGTTTTTCAGCAGGTTTGGGACCACGGGCGTTCACTCAAAAACCGCACTTTGACCTTCATATGAAGACGTAAGTCTAACGCTAGTAGTATGTTGGTCAATTCGGCCCATTTGGTATAGTGGTATTATGTCGCACTTGTAATGCGAATACGTGGGTTCGATTCCTACATTGGGCTTAAAGACTAGACGGTAATCTGATTTCGCGGATTAGATTATTCGAGACAAGGGTATTTTACACCCCGTCTTTATAGTGTATATTTGGTGGTTCGAAACACTAAGAGTAGTATGTAAGCGGGTTGCAACCTGCTGAGGACTTGAATTCTTAAATCAGCGACACTGATAAATATACATGATCTGTCACTATATGACATTAAATGATAGCGTGTTTCCACCGTCCCGCGACAAGGGGACATATTGCCTAGTAACACAATTGGTAGTGTAGCAGATTGTTACTCTGAAGGTTCCTCGTTCGACTCGGGGCTAGGCAGTTTTGTATTTTGATAATCTACAACTTTTTGGCACATAGTAATAAATTCTTCATTGGTCATATTATTTTTCGGGTATAGGGTAATTTGGTTAACCCATGCCGTTTGGGGCGGCAAAATTTCGGTTCGAGTCCGAATACCTGAATGCTAAATTTTATCTAGGAATGGAAAATGATTAATTTAGCTTTTATTCTATTGATAATTGGATCTATGTTTACATCAGTGCCTTTTATCATGAACAAAATCGACAAGTTGCGTGGAATTACTCATGAAGCCTATAGTATTAAAACATCTTTTGCTATTTTGTCTTTATGGATTGGTTTTTTATTATACTTGATATCAGGTGTCATCTTTATAAGATACGTTTAAAGGTAATAATTATGTATAACATTTATAAACGTAAGCCCTAATATATGGGCTTGTAGTATAAACGGCAATTATCTCATGCTTTTAACGTGCAAGATCTGGGTTCGAATCCCAGCAGGCCCATTTAATTCGTAGTGTTGATATGCAAGTGGTTAAAGCAAGCAGACTGTAAATCTGTTCCCTTAATCGGGTACGTAAGTTCAAATCTTACTCAACACATTTTTTCAACACTATATCCGTTGTATTCTAAAACTTGCTTACACAGATGAATATATTGATCTGGCGTCATATTAGTTTTAGACATATTAACAGTTTTTGTACACAATCCTAGATTTTCAAGAGAGTTATCTCCGCCAGCAGATACCGGAATTTTATGATCAAATGTAAACTCTGCGTGCTTAGATAGGTCTATTGGAGTACCAGTAAGATAACAAACAGGATTGTCTCCTATATGCTTTATTAGATCTTCTACTGAAAAATCTTTGTTTGACAACTCTCTTCCCCTTGTTAAAAAATCATATCTTTTCGTAGATAGCATTTTTGATATACTTTTTTGATTAATATTTTTCCGCTTAAGATCTCGCTTAGATCTTCTTTTAAAATGTTCTAGTTTTCTACTAAGAATATTAGTTGAAGAATTTCTTAATACATTTTGTCTCTGATTAGCTTTTGATCGTTGATTTGTCCCACAGTAATAACACACTGTAGACTTATTACACGAAAGCTCAGTACTAATTTGTGAATAAGATTTTCCTTCTGCTCTAAGTTTTAAAATATCAGATTTTAGATTACTCATTTTGGCTCCAAGAAGTGTTTGATTCATAGGCTCACAACTATATACGCTTTAATGATTCGAACATCTCTTTTTCGGAAGAGGTCCGGCATACACGAGGACACCGTCTTGAAAACGGCTGGGCGGTAAAACGCCTCAAGGGTGGGATTCCCTTCTCTTCCGCTTCATTTTTATTGGTTAAAACGATGACTCCCGAAGAAATTGTCTCTGAATTAGAATCGCTCGAAAAGGTCGGCGTTTATTTCGATCAAAGATGGGGAAAAACTAGAGAAACTTTTCGAGAAGATCTTGACTATGTAAGAGTCTCTGATATAATCGACTTAATCAGCCGAATCAAGGAAGATCTTGCGAAACCAACGGTCCAGCAAGTCCCTGAAATCTGGGGTGATGGATGGTATGCCCTGTACGATAAAGAAAGTGATTACTGGTGGGTTGCACCAATCAAATACTTTGACGAACATGGGCATTGTCCCGATGGGTGGGAGTGGGACAAGCCAGACAATATGTCAGATGAGGAATTCGATGATTTCGTAGATGAATTTGGATGTACACCTATTCAGCCCAAAGGATTTAATTACTGCATGGAATCATGTATTACTTGTAATACTGATGCAACATATGAGTACCAAAAAGAATGTTTTGAAAAAGCTGGATATACGGTAAGAATATGGAAACCATAAATGCAAAAGTATGAATATGTATCTTTTCAGTGGAAACTTTCAGACAAGCAGTTAAATGAACTTGGCTCTAATGGCTGGAAATTAATATCACATACAGCAGTATCGAGCGATAGTAATTTTGGTCAGTATTACGTATTCATGAGGGAAATAAAAGAAATCCAAGTTTAATCTGCGATAGTAACTCAATTGGCTAGAGTGTTTGTTTTCCAAACAAAAGGTTGCAAGTTCAAGTCTTGTCTATCGCATTTATGAAAAAGCTTTGTAAATGGTGTGGAGATAGATACATCAGCCATAAAAAGAAAAAATGTGCTGAATGTAGGTGGATGAAGTTTAAGGCTAAGAAGAAAAGATGCATGGCCAAGAAATTTATTGAAAGCCTACTATAATACATAAGCACAAGAGGTTCCTATAATTTTTTGGTAAATTACCTCTCGCTATGAAGAAAATGAGCACAAAAGGTTCCTATAAACACTTTTAATGTAAATTACCTTTCGCTCTTGTTGTAAAACATACGGAGTTCCTATTCATCCCTTCGGGGATTCAACTTAATTACTCCCCGTTTTTTAGGACTTAAAATGAAGACTCTTTCTTTGTTCAATGCTGTTGTCGCAAAAGCACCAAAATCAAAATCTAATACGGTTGACCTTGAATTTGGTCTCGTAATAGATAGTTCAGCAGACTGGGCACACAGTCACATAGTAAAATACTATAGAGACCAAAAGTTAAGTGGTAATGATCTAAACAAATCTTTCCACAAGAGCTTTCAGAAAGTTCAGTCTTCTTCTCGGGCAGAACTTCTTGCCGATCAGATTCGCCATTACTGTTCCACATACGGGACAAATTTTGAAGGCGAAATCTATATTCCAGACGAAATTTTGGAAATTCCTGAAGCAAAGCTCTCATTCAGAGTAGTTCGGGGATTGACAAAAGAAGAAATCATCTCTAAGTGTCTGACGATGCTTGGTGGCGTAGCCCTTAAAGAAGAAACTATAGATGACATTCTATCCGTACTGGATGAAGTCGGATATAAGTTCACTGGTAAAGAAAACATTAAGAACAGAGAAGCAATAATTAAGATTGCCGATCTGCACGGGATAATGCCAGCCGATACAACCGAACTATTCCGGTATTGTATCTACAAGGCTACGGGCAAATCTCTTCTTATTAAGAATGCGGCATCTATTCAGGCTATTAAGTCTAGTGAATTTGACCCATCTTCTATATTCCAGAAGCATGGAGTGGATAACTTAGGCAAAATCTTCAATAGATTTAAGCCACTATTTTTAGCATTCAAGAAAAAGTGTCCGCATACTATTAATGTCATTGCTAGATATTCTAAGGTGAATCATAAGCCTTTAGTATCTAATCCACTGAATCAGGTTACTAACAAAAGACTGTCCGAAAAGGATTTGCACTGGTTAGATAATGCTACACCATTTGCCTTCTTTAAGGCATTGGCAGCTATCCATAGTAGAATGCAGGGTCAGACCTCTTTCTGTTATAGAATTCGTAATGGAAAATCATGGGTTGGTGAAAATACTTCTGCAAATCTTGATTTACTTGCTTCGAATTTTAGTATGCTCATGGATTATGCTAAAAAACGATGGGATATGTCTGGTGTGAACATTTTCATTCCAGAAGGCGTTGAATATGCTGTACCTACGTCTGAAAAGATGTTTGTCGGCAATATTCCTGCCGGAACAAAATTCCATGGTGAAAAATTAGCTATTGGAGTATATTGGGAAAATAGTTGGGGTGCTCGTGATATTGACTTGTCATGTACTGATATCAATAACCATAAGATTGGATGGAACTCTAGATACTCTACAAAAGATGTAATCTATAGTGGAGATATAACATATGCACCGAATGGGGCTGTTGAATATCTGCATTTCCAGAATGTATTCGGTCCAAAAATAGTCAATATTAATATCTTCCGTGGCTCTGACACTACTGGATATAAGATTGTTGTTGGATCTGGTGATGAAATCTCTAAGCCTTATATGATGGACCCTAATAAGGTTATGGCTGAAATCAAAACCTGCTCTGTACAAAATCAGATGATTTTTGGTATTGTTCTACCAGAAGAAAAAGGACAGTCATTTGTCCTAATTAATTGTGGCAGTGGACAGGCTAAAGTATCAAGAAATTCTAATGGTCTACAGGCACTGTACGAACAGTATGAAACACCATTAAATTTCAAGACTTTAGTTAAGCATCTTGGTGCAAATATTGTAGATAGTCCAGATAGGGGACTAGATCTTTCGGTTAATAAGATTGATAAAAGTACTTTCATAAACCTTTTTGGGACTTAATGGACTTGATTAATAATTTGATGTAATAGATACATGCGGAGTTAGCCAACTCCAAAATAATGGCTAAAAAAAATAAACGCAAAATCTTTTGCTGTTGCAGCGTAGCTGATGGGGTCTCTGGATGCCTTATTAACAAAATCCAGAACGTTCTGTAATATAAGCTAAAACCCTCGGCATAGCCGAGAAGCATGTACATCTCTATTATTGATGTTGTTAAGACTCCGGTTCGATCCCGGAAAGTTCCACTCGCAATCGCGAGATTGCGTATGTATTATTAAAAACTATTTGATTAGGAGCAGAGCCATGTTCTGAATGCAGACCACCATAAAGAGAAAGTAGTACTATGTTCATCCATGTATACTTTTTCTTTTATGAGGTAATTATGAAAACTGAAATTCATGTCGCAAGAATTAATATCAAAAGCTTGGCCGCAGAAGCTGCCATAATTCGCCAAGAGATGGCCAAAACAAAAGATCCACTGGTAAAATCAAGGCTATGGAATCATAAAACCTTGATCGTTAAGCCAGAAGCGAGGTTGGCCCATTTAGCCCTCGGCTTCCTAAAGGGAATGCCAAGATCAAGGGTGGAAACTTCCAAAAAACCTATTGACATCAAGAAATTATGTGGTAAACTATGTAAGTTCTGTGGTTGGTCTAGGTCAATAACTCAGCAGGAAGTGTTGGACTGGTTGCAGACATAGTCTGCCGGGAGGTAACTACGAGGTGTAGTATCGGGCCTTCAATCCCGAGTGTTGGGTTCAACTCCCAAACTTCCCTTAATTCCTACATAGGAATTTAATAATCACTTTTCATAGAAAGAATTAACATGAACTACGATACCTTTAGTTTTTTGAGATCATGCCGAGAAAGACACGGTTGTTTCTATAGGAGAAATCATAAAGTACCATCTGCTACTTTTATTGATGACAAATTATTTCTTAATGGTGATCAGGACGCAAACACATACGCAGATGATGACGATGCAATAACTATCTCTTTTAGATGCCTGTCTAGATTCATGTCAGGATCTTCAGAGCCTAATTATAATTACACAAAATATCTAGATTCTATGATTCATCTACATCTGAGAGATAGTAGCACAGATATTAGAACACATTCTAAAACCTCTCCGGGATTTGGATTTACAAAAATAGCAAAAGATTACTGGCATAAACCAGCATCTGTTCTGTTCGGTTATGGAAGTAAGTCTATTTTACTAGGAATAGATGATGATCAGTATTTTGGAGTTTTATTACCAGAAACTGTTTATTCTATAGAACATGCGTATGAGTGTCTTATTCCAGAATATATTAGAGATATGGACTTTCATCGTCAGGGCGAATGGTTTTTCGTTAAAACAGATGATCCAAAAGACTACATCAAAGAAAAAATTAGCGATAGTTGCTACATTCTTAGAGGTAGAAATGATAAAATTACATCAAATCCACACAAGGTAAGTTTTAGTCGAGCTTATCTAGTTGAGGACACGCTTAATATAAATGGTGGGAATCCCATTCCTGTGTTTAGAACACCATCCGTCAGTCATCCTCAACACGTTTCCCTAAACCTAAAGGGTTGGTATTTCGCTCTGGAAAATACGTCGTTACAGTCTTATTCTGAAGAAGGTGTTGACTAATGGCAAAAAGCAAGCATGATGTTGGTACAATTTGGACTGGAAAATCGCCCTACGGATCTCATACTGATATGATCGTAAATCTTGATGGGCATATCTTGTCTGAAGACGAAGTTCTCTGTAAAGACGAACGTGGAGTATATAAGACTCTACGAAGCAGACTGGATACTGGATTGGCTGATGCTAATAGGTGGTCTGTAAATAGGAAAAATTATGAATCCGCCATTCAAAAATAAAGATCGCATTTTATGTATTCAAGATTCTCCAGATATTACACTTCGCGGGGAAATAATTGATACATGTAGATGTATTAAAGGTCATACGTATGATGTTGGATTTATGGTTTACAATCCAGACTTTGGGTGGATTATAGCCACAATTCTTAAAATAGATGATTATGAGCATTATGAGTTACATGATGCAAAATGCTTTGCTACGCAAGAGATTGTTAGGGGATATAGACAAGAACCATTAATCCAAGATGACGACTGTCAAATCGATCCTGAAATTTTTAAACAAGTTCTAGAGGGTTTCTATAAATGCTAACACCTGATCAACAAGCTACAAACTACGTAACAATGCGTCATATCGAAAAGGTTAGGAACTACCTTAATTTGGTAATTCGTAATCTTCTCGATAGGGGAGAAAAACACGATCAGAGCAAGCTTGAGTCGCCAGAGGTTGAAGCTTTTACAGAATATACTCCAAAGTTGGCGACATGTACTTATGGTAGTGATGAATATAAAGGGTATTTAGCAGCAATCAAGCCTGCGTTAGATCATCACTACGCTAATAATCGACATCACCCAGAGCATCATAAGCGAGGTATCGACGATATGACGCTCCTCGACCTAGTTGAAATGCTGGCGGATTGGAAGGCTGCGAGCGAGAGACATAATGACGGCAACATTTTGAAGTCTATTGAGATAAATGGACAACGTTTTGAAATGAGCCCACAACTTATCCGCATTTTCGAGAATACGGCTAAGGAATTATTCTGATTTTCAGACTATAATATAGTGAAGGTTTTGGTTAACAACACTTAAAGGGGAAAATATGAACACTCACATTTGTATGGTAATTGATCGTTCAGGAAGTATGGATTCAATCAAGCGAGAAGCCGAAAACGGTATTAATCGATTTCTAGCATCTCAATCAGACGCAAACTTAGGAGATTGTACACTTTCCCTTTATGAGTTTGATAGTGATATTAATGTTGTGTATAGAAATACACCTATTAAGGATAAGTCTTACACACTTGTTCCAAGAGGGATGACCCGCCTTTATAATACCATTGTACAGGCTGTCAATGAAACCACCACATATGTAAACAAGATCAAGAAGAACAAGAAGAAAAAGCCCCTTGTTATTTTTGTTGTTGTTACAGATGGTTTAAATAATCAGGGTTCTACGACGAAGACTGAAGCTATTAATGCTATCAGGAACTCTGGATTTGAAACTACATTTCTGTGTACAGATATTGGTTTAGCAACAGACATGCAGACTGTTGCTGATGCTTATGCTGTGGACCAGAAAGTAAAAACCACTGGTATGTACGATGCAACAATCTCTAAAGTTACACGTATGAGAGGTCAATCAAGTCGTAATGAGATCGTAGTGAACAGCTACGACACATCAGAAAAACAAACTATGGGAATTTTCGGATGATGTACGATATTCAACATCTCGCTTCTTTACCAAAAATTGGTGGGGAAACCTTACTTATAGTAGATTCATCATGTTCTATGCTATTTATAGAATCTATGCTTGACTCTGCTATAAGTTTGGTTGTTGAACTAAAGGAACGATGTGAAAGTCTGACTATTTATGCGTCTGGTGGTGATGACTACACCAAAACAGATATCACCGAAAAAGTTCCCGATTATTATGGATTAGCCCTTGATCAATCCCTTCGTCGTGGTATAAGATGTCTTGGTGGAGGTGGAATCTACCCGAAACAAGCGGTAGACCATGTTTCCCACTACGAGATGAAACCAGATCTACTTATAGTCATAACAGACGGAGAATTTTCAGAAGTACCAAAACCATATGGTAAAACATGTATAATGGTATATCTGGATAAGATGGTAAATATAGAAGGTTTCTTCTGTTTTACAATTGAGGAATTTAAAAAGTGGCTAGAGACTTCATATCAGAACTCGAATACGAACTTTCATTCAAAGACCCAAGCCAATATGTAGTACAAGCAGCAATTAGAAAACTTCGTGATTGGGAAAAATATTACGAAGAAATGCATAAAGATAAGGGTTCTGACTTATGGTCTGAGCCCTTTTTTGTTTGTGTATACAAGGAATATAAGAATATAAGAACGCTCCTTAAAAGGAAAAAGTTAATATGAAAGAGATTTGTAGATTCGTAATTATATACATGTTTTTGATTGGCGTATGTAATGGATATTGTCACATAGCAGAAAGTTTTGGTTTCGACGATGGAGCATCTACAATAACAGGAATTATCGCTATGTTTTTAGTACTACCAGTAGCATTTAGGATTAGATTAGATGATTGAGATAGTGAAGGGCGATCTTATTAAAGCCGGTCTCTCAAATGAGATAGATTTTCTTTTACATGGATGTAATTGTTATTCTACTATGGGGGCAGGAGTAGCCAAACTAATCAGATCTACTTGGCCATCAGCCTATAAGGTAGATATTGAGGATGTTAGAACTCCAGCCGAACGGATAGGTGGCTATTCACATACAATTTATAATAGACTTACTGTGGTAAACTTATATACTCAGTTTGACTATGGTACAAACTACAGAAGATTCGAGTATGGTGCCCTCAAAAGAAGCCTAGAATGTTTTGTTAGAGATTTTGATCTTTCTAGCAAACATATAGGTCTACCTTGGATAGGTTGCAATTTGGGTGGAGCAAATAAAAAGATAGTTCTAGAAATACTAGAACCTTTTACTAATTTTGGTAAATGGTTTATTTATTCTCTGGATTAGTTTTTGCAACATTTCTACAAATTTGTATGAAAGATTCTTGATCCCAAGTAGATTTTAGCATATTAACAGATCTGGGCCAGACAAGTTAGATGCTCTTGGAAGACCCCTAAAAAATGGGGATTTCGTTGATGCTCATAGTCGTTCATATAGAAATAACATTGGCGACCATAATCATATGCCAAGAAATAAGGTTGACGATAATAGGAATAACGGTTGTGGTAGTGGATTCCATGTGGGAACCCTAGAATATGTTAAATCACATCATCACATAATGATATGCAAGATTCATCCGGCTGATGTGGTATCTATACCAACTGATTGTAGTTGTCAAAAGTTGAGATGTAGTGCATATCAGGTTGTATCAAATTTTGTTGGGGAATTAAAAATAGTGGAGGAATAATGTTCTATTTAGATAAAACGAAAACTTTAGTGGTGGATACACAAAACAAAATAGTTGGGCAGATTACTAAGGAAGGTAAATTTTCCCAGCTTGTTTCTGATCATGAATACAGAAAAGGTTTAAGTTCCCTAGAACTCGAACAGATTTCTGAGATCCTACAACGGAGTAAAAAATGATAGAGTTTGACATATATGATGATGATATCATCGAAGCTGAGAGACGTAGTGAATTGATGGGCATATTGTCATCGTCAAGACTCTATGGTAAAGGAAATGTTGTAGGTTTCATAGGGGAAATTATAACCGCTAAATATACTGGCGGGATTATAGTTGATAATTATGATCATGATATCCTCATAAAAGAAAAGAGGGTGGATGTAAAGACCAAATCAGCCTCGTCAAAACCAAAGGGGAATTATCTATGCTCTGTAATGGAATACCAGCTTGGCAACGATACAGATCAATACGTATTCGCTAGGGTAGATCTCACTAAGAAGAAGTGCTGGCTTTTGGGGTATATAACGAAAGAAAGACTTTTGTCTGACGGAATCGCCCAAAAGAAGGGAGATATGGATGGGTCTTTTGAAGTGAAAGAAGATTGTAGGTCTATAAGGATCGACCAATTAAATCATATTTCTACTTTATCGAGTGTCGAAGACACTAGGGAGAAATTTTGAGTACTAATGATTATAAAATTTCATGAACCAACTTTTGTGTTAGAACAAAAAGGTGGTGGCTTTATGGGACTTTACGAAACAAAAGCGATACAAATAAAACCAGTCCCATTCGAAGTCATATCTGTAGAAACGCCACCAAAGACTTTAACTGGAAGAAAACCAGATTATTGTAATATATTAGTTTGGTCAGATGGTTGTATAGATGGAGATCGTCAATATTTAATTAATGTGCCAAAAGTTTTTTTCGAGGTTATAGAAGATAAGTATGTCTAAAACAGCTATAATTTGCCTTGCATGCATGATAGGTCTCGGTATATATGATCTTATTGTAGTATGCTTCTATGGGGTAGATTCATCAATCAGTAGATTCGTGCAGGATTCTATCTTTGCATCCCCGTTTGTTTCTTTTGTTTTCGGTAACGTATCAGGTCATCTTTTCTTTTATATGCCTCATACCAAAATGACCCAGAAATTAGAGAAAGATTTACTAGAACAAGGCTGGACTCCACCAAAAAGGAAGGTATAATGAAGATCGGCGAAGTTTATTTCGATGGTTATTATCATGTGATGATTGTCGGTAAAGACGAAGATACGCCCATATGGTTTATCGCTATCTCCTATGTTAGTAATAAACTAAAGGCACAATGCCCATTCATTCCAGTACACGAAGATGTTTTGATTTCATTTACTGAAACACTCCTACCAGAATATTCAGTGCAGCCATCAGATATAAGTGGTTCTATTGAATTTTGGTTAAGTAGCAACAAAGGATCTAAAAATGCTTTTTCATCGCCTGTTAGAGAAATATGGGAGGTTCTTGTTGATACCCTCCAATCGTCCGGCAAAAAACCATCAGATTTCTTCAATGGTGAATGGTATAATTTGCCGATCTTTTTTCCTATTGATCATCCTAGCGATATCTTCCCAGAGTCTGGGGGATGAAATTCGTAAATTTGGCCAAAATATAATCGTTACACGAAATGGTTCTACGGATATAGTACGAAAGTTTGGAAACGGGTATATCAGTAAAAAAGAAATGATCAGGCCATTTGGTCGTGGTTACATTATTAGGAGAAGATAAATGAGACTGAACAAATATCAAAAGCTATGGATCGACACCCTCAAATCGGGGAAAACCCGAAAACTTAAAGGGGCTATGAACACACTTAACCAGTGTATGTGTTGCTTAGGTGTTGCCGTTAAGGTTTGTGGAATAGAAGAATTGCCTAATAGGAATGAGGTAGAAGGATTACATAATGAGGATCTTGACGACTTTAAGTTAACTGGAAAAGCTATTGGCGTATCCGGTGCCGGAAATATAAAAAAAGAATATGTAAAGAAAAAATGGCTTGAACGAATAGAACCACACACAAGTCTAGTTAGTCTAAATGATAATAGTGATATGACTCATGTAGAAATTGGGCAATTTATTGACGAAAATAGAAAGGCTGTGTTCCATGGTTCTTCTGTATAATCTCGTATCAATCACGTCAATAGTATCAGCAGCTTATTTGGCTTCACAAGACAAAGGTGGTTGGGGATTTTTTCTATTCGTAGGTCTTATAACTACGGTTGTACCAACATCAAGGAAATAAAATGGCCCAATTACTTAATCGTACTCATTATTCAGTACTACAAGCTTTTAATAAGCCAATAGATTTGGTGTTGGCTGCAAAAAAACTTGGACATACTCATGTCGGCCTATGTGATTTCGGTACACTATCAGCAGCAGTAGATTTCGTGGAATGTTGCCAAAATCATGGGATTATTCCCATAATTGGTTGTGACTTACAGTACAAAGTCTTCGCTAGAAATCTAACTGGATGGTATGAGTTAATTAGTTTAGTTAACAACATCGCCCATTCTATGCCGATTGAGCCTTCTGTATTCCAGTCAGAAAACCTTATCTTCGTTTCCGATGAAGAAAAGTTCAAAATTCGCTTCTCTGAGACTGATTTAGGTCTTAGAGATTGCAGATATATTGATGTGTCTGATGAAGAATCATACAGAATTCTTAGGGCTATGGCAAACAAGACAACCATAACCAAATTAGTAGAAAATACTAAGGGCTATGAGTTTCCGTCTGAAATAGTCGCCCCGAGAATGTCTGAATTCCTTGGTCTTATAGAGCCCTATTCCTTTTTTACGAGTCCTAAGCTGCCCGGTTTCGCTGGAGACAAGCCTGAGATTGAATTACTACGAGACCTTGTTGAAATTGGCTTTAGTAAAATGATCCCGGTTGACGAGATCCCTAGATATAGGGATCGACTCAACAAAGAGATGAAGGTAATTGAGCTAAATAATTTGGCTGGTTATTTTCTTATTGTTCAGGACTTCTGCAACGAAGCTAGACAAAAAGGTGTATTGGTCGGGGCAGGAAGAGGGTCGGCTTCGGGCTGTTTAGTATCTTACCTTACTGGTATCACACTAATCGATCCCTTACCCTACGGACTCCTATTTAGTCGGTTCTTTAACGCAGCCAGATCTTATCCTAAGCATTTAAGCTTTGATGAGTGCCCCTTCGTGGACGTGTGGCGAGATGTGGCCATCTAAGATGGCCAGAGAGGATGATATACTTTGAGGAAATTTCACTTTCGAGTTTGGCACAAGATTGAGAAGAGATTCCTAGATCCGTGGGACGAGGAAGACCCTATTTTTAATCTCAAAGATTATACTGATAGTAAGTGGGGCGTAGATGTTGCTGTCTATGACAGAGATAAAAGGGGCTGGATATCTCTTAATGAAGATGATATAGTTATCCAACAAAGTACTGGAATCTTCGATTCGGAAGGTGTCGAAATCTTTGAAGGCGATATTCTATTATACTTCGAAAGTGAAGATGATTGGGGTAGATGGGAAGTTTCATGGAATGAAGATAGATTATGTTGGTATCTTGATGATGATACTTTTTTATATGAATACAAAAGCTTAACTAATAATACTACGCATCTGAAAATAGATGGGCACATATATGAAGACACAGAAATTCGGGATTCCTGAAATAGATAAGTTCTGCAAGAATCATAAAGACGAACGAGTAAGAATTCTTGGCCAGAAAATATCAGAGTATAGATCAAAACTAGCCAGAATAGTTGAGTCTGAAGCTTATGATGTTAAATTAGCTTGTGGTTGCTCAGACATAATGGGTGTTGATATATCATACTTCGCTCAAGAAGAAATAAAAATTGGCGATCTTTTGTTTCAGCATCCAACAAATCAAATGCTAGTTACAAAAAAACCAGAAGGATTACCAATAGGCGTTAGTATTTATAATATGGTGACCATGGATATGAATATTTATCAATCATATAGGTTGTCTGACGTAGCCATTGGTGGTAAAATTGGTATAATGAAATCGGGAGAAATATCTGGAAAGTTCCCTTTGAATTGGCAACTTCCAGTAGGACAAAAACTATATTACGACGCCAAAAGTGACAAAATTACATGGCGTAAAACACCGATAAAGTATGGCAAAACAATTTCTAAACAAGATGAACTAGGTTTTGTAAAAATTCGCATCAAGTTTTAGGACGTAGTCATGTAAATAAGATTATGTTAGAGAAACAATATGGCTAAAGACACAGGTAGAACTACTACAGAACCATCAAAATACAATCAGCCTCAGAAATATGGTGGATGTACCGACATAGCCGCTTGCGATAAGTGCGGCTGCATAGTATCAGATGAAATTTGTTTGTGTATTGGGGCGTTTACCTGCCCACGTTGTGGGCATGAACAACCGCCCAGACTTTTTGGTCCCGGATACGTAATAGAAACAAACAACTTTAATCTTTATATTCAAAAGGAATAAAAATGGGAACTAATTTTGAACAAAAGTGTATCGTCGGTTTCATTCTTTCTAAAAAAGAACTCACGGTAATCGACCAAGAGGAGCAGTTCGAGCTACAATCGAGATATGATACAAAAACTGGTAAAGAGACACATAAAGAAAAAGTGATGATTAGAGAGGAAGAGTCTTATTTTAAGTTTGTCGATATTGTTGCTGACGATCTATATAATCTGGTTAACATGATCAAATCAGACTATGGATTTGAAGCTGGAACTTTCTGGTCTGATGATGATAATTATCTCTGGGTCGGCTATGAATTGGGAGATACAGAAAATTATGGTAGAGTTGATCTCCTTACAGGAAGTCTAGATATTGAGGTATTGCGTGAACTTAAGGGAAATTTAGAGGGTAGATTTGATCTACCAATAGCACTTCATTTCATTACAGAAGTCGGGTGATACTATCATAGTTTTTGACCATATCTCTGGATTCGGCAAAGTCGAAGAGAAGGATTTTATACACGCACCGTGTTATAGAATTCCAGATACTTTAGATGATATGGATGTTCTTCTGTCTCGTGGATGGATCTTATGGGAAGAAAAACTGTATAATATAAGATCAGTAAGAATTAAAGCTTCTGAACATATTAAGCACAAAAAACCAAAGGGCAAAATCACCTGTAAAATATTGAACAATATAGATGATATTTCTACTCTTGAGACAATATACAAAAAATATTGTGATCGTCATGGTTTCACAAGAACAATAGATCTATCCGCTATTATCTCAGCATCAGACACATTTTTTCTTTTTGAGAAAGATGGGCGATTAGTGGCCTGTACATTTTCAAAAAGATACCATAAATCATTAGTGTCCCTACAATTTATCTACGATTTTTGTTGTAGCGACATTTCTATGGGTAAGATTTCCCAGTGGTATGAATGTGAATTCGCCAATAAAGAAAAAATAGATTATGTCTATATTCTTGGCGGATATGAAAAGAGTTCCATCTATAAGATGAATTTTAAAGGGGCCGAATGGTGGACTGGAGTAGAGTGGTCCTCAGACAAAGAATTATACAATCAATTATGCTTAAGAGATTCTAGGGTCGTGATAAATGATACTTGAGCCACAGAACTGCGTAGAGGTTGACACGCCGAAAGGTCGTGCTACAATATGGCTAGTAACAGAATATGGATATGAGACAGAAAAGATATTCACCTGTATAGTTAAATCTACGGGCGAAATATGGGAATATCGCCCAAAAGATATAGTAGTTGTGAACAATATAACCTTTGGCAGAGTAAAACAATGACAAGAGAAGAAATAGAACAAAAAGCCCTCGCATCGCCATTTTATCAGGAAGAACTTGAAGTTCTAAAAGCTATACCAGACGGAGTAGATTATTATAACTACGTAGTACAAAATGTTGTTCTCGACCGTTCTAATCCCAAAAACTCATACTATATGTATTTGTTGGGAATGGTTGATAGCATCGACCTAACTAAACCATGCTCATTCACAAAAAGTGCAACAGCACTACCAGATATTGATACGGACTTCCCCACAGATTACCGAGAAGTAGCCATCGACTATGTCCGAAACAAGTACGGTTCGGATAAGGTTTGCCAAATTGTAACCTTTGGGCGACTATCTGGACGATCAGCACTTAAAGCTGTGCTACGTACAGCCGAGTTATGTGACTCTTATACACAAAATTTAATAACAGAACATATTCCAGACGAAGCAGCTATCTCAGACCAACTAGAAGAAATGGATACCCCTTCTATTTTATTGTGGTGTTTAGAGCATGTAAAAGAAATCAATGACTACGCTTATCTCGGGGAAAATGACGAAATCCTTGGGGAATATGCTGATGCTTTTAAGAAAGCCCTAAAACTTGAAGGGACTTTTCAAACCATAGGGAAACACGCAGCTGGCGTTATAATTTCATCCGAGAAGATCTCAGATATAAGTCCTATGGCTCCAGCTAAGGATGGAAGCTCAGTTGCCGCATTAGATATGCAGGACTTAGAAAAAGTAGGACTTGTTAAGTTCGACTTTCTTGGGGTGGATATTCTAAATAAGATTTCCGCAGTTATGGGGGCCGAGATTCTATCAGCACCATTAGATGATGAAGATACGTGGGAACTTATTCAGTCTGGCAACACTAAGGGATTCTTCCAGCTTGAAGGTAAGCTTGGAATGCATTGGGCCAAAGAATTAGGTCCAGAAAATATAGAGCAGCTTGGAGCACTGACAGCCATTTTAAGACCGGGAACACTTTCTAGTAAGGATGAATCTGGTCGTAGTATGACCAAAGTTTATTGTGAAAGGAAAAACGGTCTAGAGGAAATACCAGACAACAATATCAATAAGGTAATTGACACATATGGCGTTCTTATTTATCAAGAAACCCTATTGAAGATCTGTAAAGAGTTGGCCGGATTTAATAGTGCCAGTTCTATTAAGATGATGAAGTGCATTTCTTGTGACTCATTGGTCTACACTAGAAAAGGGCCGAAAAGAATAGATGCTGTTTCTTCTGGAGAAGAAATTCTCTCGGTGAATAATGGGAAGTCTTATTTCGCCAAAATTAAGCGAGTCTGGTCGACAGGAGAACAAGAAGTTTTCAGAATAAGATCTGCCAATGGGTTCAGTATAGATGTAACCCAAAATCATCAAATCTTAACAAGTAGGGGATGGTTAAAATTATCTGAAATTGATGAGAGCCATTATATAGTTATACCCAAAAACTATAATTATGATCGTGGATATATCCATTCGAAAGAAAAATCTATTATCATCGGTTATTTTATTACAGAAGGATGTTATACAGAACTTACGCCGTATCCTAAAATTACTAATAAGGATCAAAACGTAATAGATTTATTGGAAAAAAGCATCAAATCAGAATTTGGCGATGATTCAGTCGGGAAAACCAATTTCGAAAATGGTGTTATGGATATAAGACTTTTATCTAAGGCAAGAAAGTTCATCGTTGATAATTTTCAAAAAAATAAATCAGCAGAAAAATTTATCCCACAAAGATTCATAACTCTTCCTCAAAATCATCTTAGAACAATAATATCTTGTATGTTTGATGGTGATGGAACTATTAGTAAAAATAATGTTCAATTAACATCAGCGTCATTAATTCTATTGAGACAAGTACAATCTATTTTATTATGCGACGGAATATATTCTTCTATATCTCAAAAGTATGATAAAAATTACGAAAAATACTACTACAATCTTAACATACTTACCAAAAGAGATGTTAGTAAATTCTATAATTTGTATACGGAATTTATTTGTGAAAACAAAAAAAATAAAATCCTATCTATTATAGAGCAAGATTATAATGATGAAATGTCTACCAATAAATTTAGGATTCCAGAAGAGATAGTTCAGTCTTGTTTTGGATCAGAAAAACTAAATTCTATAATTGGGCACTTTATTAATGCTGGCCAATGTTATAACAACAGTCTGACCGTAGACAAGGCAAGATATCTTAATAAATTAGTCTGTTCTCCTTTTATGCAGGAGGTTTTAGACTCAGACTTTTATTATGTTCAGGTAAAAGATATTATTAGTGTTGGAAAAATAGAAACTTTTGATTATGAAACTGAAGACTCAAATCATTGTGGATTTATAAATGGTATTTTAGTTCATAATAGTGTCGGTAAGAAAAACGCTAAGTTACTATTTTCTTTAGAGCAACAATTCCTTGATGGATGTAAAAAAGTTAATGTGATTAATGAGTCAGAAGCAAAGACACTATTTGATACGATTAAAAAATCTAGCAGATATTTGTTTAATAAATCGCATTCTATTTCTTATTCCTATTTATCCTATTGGTCAGCTTATACAAAAAAAACTAAGCCCTTAGAATTCTATAGAGAATGGTTAAACACATCAGATCACAAATTAGATCCACACGCAGAAGTTCGTAATCTTGTACTTTCTGCAAGAGCAGATAATTATGAAATAGAGCCGCCATCTGTAAAATTCTTGACTCCAGAATTCTTCATTAGGGAAGGCAGGGTTCATTTTGGCCTGACCCATATTAAGGGAGTAAGCTCAAAAGAGCTTGATAAGCTATTCCAACTACTGACTGAGTACGGAGTAATACTAAGTATTCCCTCTCTTTTATTTGATGTGCTTCAACACATTAACAAAAGAACATGTGAATCACTCATAAATTGTGGAGCATTCGGCTATTTAGGAATTTCTAGAGCGAAGCTCTTACACTACTACACCTGTAGCAACATGTTCACAGCAAAAGAAGTAGAATTCTTCAAGAAGAATAAATTTGACAGCTTCGAAACTGCTGTCTTAGAGTCAGCTAGGCTGAAGAAGGAAGGTGGAGCAGCTTCTACTGCGGCTAGACTTCCTAAATTGCAGGCGATCTATGAAGTTCTGATAAATCCCGGAAGATCCCTAGAAGACACTCCGGCTCGCATAGCGAGCATTGAAGACGATCTTATAGGTATTCCATTATCTTGTGGGTATATGGACTCCTGCCTCGCAGCAGGAACAGCTGATGCCACATGCCAAGATTTTAAGAACGGAAGATCTGGTAAGATGTCCCTGAATATCAAAGTTAAGGAAATAAAAGAACACGTCCTCAAAGATGATAGTAAAATGGCTTTTCTGACGATTGAGGATGACACTGGGGAATTAGATGCTGTGATTTTCAAAAAAGAGTACGAAATGTTCGGAAGGTTCTTGTATCCGGGGGCTTTTGTTGGTATATTCGGGGAAAAGAGTCAAAAGGGTTCCTTGGTTATTAATAGAGCAGTAGAACTATGACTTATCTAGGATCAGTCGAAGTATTTCGTTGTGATTATTGTGGATGTAACGCCACAGTTAATAGTGGATTACCAAAGGACTGGGTTTGGGTAAAAATGGGTGGTCCAATAAAACATGCGTGTAATTTATGTAAAGAGCACGTACCAAAAGAAATACAAAGAAAATCTGGGGAATTAAATTAATAAGAAAGGTCAAGTGTAACTCGTGATTACTTTAACAGTAGGTATTCCAGCTAGTGGAAAAAGCACATGGTCAAAAGCTGAGTCTAAGCGAGACCAAGGCATAGTTAGAATCTGTCGAGATGATTTCAGACAGATGTTGCAGTCATCCCAGATGATGCAGGGTAAGGGAGAAGAACTCGTATCCCAGCTGGTTGAGTCTTCCATAAGACAGGCTGTATCGGAGGGATACGACGTAATCGTAGATCAGACTAACTGTAACCCAAAGTATTTGCGAAAGCTTATTAGTTTTTGCCAATACCTTGATGACGTTTCTCTACAGTTTTTTGACATTAGTCTTAAAGAAGCTATGGAGAGAAACTCTCTAAGAGAAATGAAGGTTCCAGACAGCGTAATTAAAAACATGCACAATAATTACGATAAAGTCAGGAAGGATTTTGATGACTTCTACGACAAAATCGATATGATAAAGTACGTCCCAGACGTTAGTAGGCCAAAGGCTGTTATATTTGATATCGATGGCACTTTAGCTATAATGGGTGATCGAAGTCCATACGATTGGAAAAAGGTCGGCCTAGATAGCCCAAATTATCCAGTCGTTGAAGCTTTGCGTACCTATATGGAGCGTGGATATAATATCTTAATCTTTAGCGGTCGAGACTCTGTATGCCATGAGGAAACGATGCAGTGGCTTGAAAATAACAATATTGGATATGATCTTTTGCTAATGCGTTCTAAGAATGATATGCGTCAGGATACGCAGGTCAAATACGAAATGTTTAATATTGTTCGTGATTTGTACCACGTCGTATCTGTATATGACGACAGAAAGTCAGTTAAAAGAATGTGGGTAAGTATTGGACTACATGTGTTCGATTGTAACCAGAATGACGAGGAATTCTAATGACAAAAATAGAGTTTTTCAACCGCGTAAGTTTGATTCCAGTCTTAGTCGGTTGGGTATTTTTCTTTATGTATCTATCTGTGAGGCTCTCTGGAGCAAAGATTTATGCTACAACAGAAGATAGTATCATAGAAAAAATAGATCCTGTATGGAAAGAAGCTACCAAAAATACAGAGCTAGAGGGTGGTGGGTTTAAATTCCATATGGAGATTAATAAATAATGCGAACATACGGACTCACAAAAAATATTTGTTGGTGCATTAAACCTATTTGCGGTTTCGGGTTTTTAATCATGAAACCACGAAGACTTATTGGGTGCGAACCTTTTGTAGAAATCGTAATTGGTTGCTTTTGTTTGTATATTGCACCAAAATCATCTTGGACTGGATGGAAATGGAATCCTGAAACTGGACATTCGGAAAAATTTGAAAATGAATAAACTTAAATTTATAGCATTCGCCAGTTTCTTCTTTGGGGCTTTGTGTGGAGCTTTGTCTTCAGCAACTATGGGAGTACCACTAGTTGTTGGTATTTCAATCTTTGGGATATGTCTAGCTGTGTGGAAAATATCATAACGTTACCAATCACACGATTGCGGCGTGTGATTCTCATATTCGATTGTTAGGTGGTGCTTTATGGCAGCAACGTCACAAGATATCATGGGATGGTTGATTCGTGGTAAGACGAATGGTGCGGATTTCGTAATTGTCGTGTGCGACACGTATGATCACGAAGATTACCCAGTCTTTTGCACTGAGGCTGAGTTTAAACAAAAACATGCCCAGTACAATGGAAAGAATATGCAGATAATCATGGAAGTCTACGACTTGTCTTTAGATATTACATCACAGATGCAGGAACGTCGAGCATTTCACTATCCAGCATCGTTTCGAGAATGCGGTACTTCGATGTAATATATTAATGATAAACGATGCGAATGGAACGTACACGGTTCGATTCCGTGATCCCTTGGCGGGTGCTCTGGGTTCGATTCCCAGCTTGATTTGGAATAGCAATAGAGGTAGCTCCTCGCGTTGGTTGGTTCGATTCCAACCCGCATCATTATAAAGTAGCCCTGTCGAAAGACTGGGCTATTTTTGTTTTAATACTAGACGAAGAATTTACTTTAGGTAGATCAAGAAAAACCTGCTCAATACCTAATTCTCTACAAACTTCATCTTCTTTAGAGGACTGATTATCGGGCGATCTGTCGCCCGAGTTAAAGAATCTCATGGGTAAACATTTGTCCTCAGCTATCATCCTTAAAGTTTTAGATACGCTAGAATCAGTGTCAATAGAAAGAACTACCTCATTCACCGCATGTAATGCAGCAACGATTTTCATTCGCTCATTCTGATCAAGGAATGGAACTGAGCCTTTCAGGCTCACCTGTAAGTCGTTGTTTACGATGACAATCAGCATATCACATCTAGAAGCTGCGTATTCTAGGTAATCTACGTGACCTGCGTGAAGTGGGTTAAAGAATCCGCTTGCTACACCAATAAACATTTAATTATTACGCCTTCTTTCTTCATATGCAGTTATACCACAATCATAAATAAAGTGCAAAAATACAACAAATAAAAGAAATACTAAGAACAACCAAAATACAAACATGAATATCCGTTCTAATATTGAGTCCTCATCATCCCTCATAGACCTTCAATATCTACATGTCTGAGACCTTTATTCCTTCTAACACATTTTGCGAACGCCGTAACCATCCCATTGGGCTTCTCGTCGTTTATAACCACTCTGGGACCAGTAGGAAGGCCCATAACAAGCTGGTCGAAGTGAAGGCCCATATCAACGATCTGTTGCGTTGTGAAGGCTCTGAGAGATTCTGGACGTGCCGTCGTTAAAACAACGTAATAGTCTTTAGACCGCCACTCCTGAAACTTCTCAAAAACCCCATCCAGAACTTCTCCACCATGCTTCATTATCTCTGTTAGGGTTTCCCAGTGATAACAACATGTACCATCAAAATCTACAAATACCGTGTATCTTTTATCGCTCATAAGATATTAGACCCTTTATAGTCAATACCAACAGGAACCATAAGGTTACCATACTTAGTGTAAATCATTCTATCGAAATCTTCAGACAGAATACCAAAGATAAAACCAGAACCACCAGCCCCAAGTAATTTACCACCAATCATCCCCATAGATTTTAAATCATTATATATTGCGTCAACTTCTGGGGTGGTAATTTGATCTGATATGGCTTTCTTCGCTTCCCAAGTCTCTCCTAGTAGTCTAGCCACACTATTTAAATCACACTCATAAAAAGAAAGTAATGCATATTTGGCCAATCTGTGAATTTCTTTTTTATCTGGTTTGTGTGATCTAGCCAAATCAAAAGATTGTCTAGAATTACCAGTATAGACCATAATAGATCTATCCATTAATTTCTGGGTAAATTCTTGTGATAACGGTAAGGGTCTTACATCAAATTCCCCAGTTTTATCTATGTGTATAGAATTAAGACCACCATAACTCGCCCATATACTATCCTGACACCCACCGGGCTCATCTAGTAGTACTCTCTCTATGTATACGGCTTCCTTAGCTATTTTTTCTTTATTCGTGGGCTCGCCCATCAGGGAATATGCTGCATTCAATAATCCCACAATAAAAGAAGAAGAAGATCCTATGCCTGTTTGTGCTGGGAGATCAGACATGTGGGTAATTTCTACCGCATCTGAAATTCCCAAGAATTCAAGGACTCCCCTAGCTGCATTATTCTTTATATTCCTATTATCGTCGACATATTCAGTCTGAGAATAAGACACCTTGGTTTTATAACTAAGCAACTTAGGTGTATATCTAATGGTCGTGTAATTATATTGTTTTAAGGCGAACCCAATTAGGAGAGAACCATACTCTTCATAGTAATTCGCATAATCAGTCGAGCCACCAAATAATGATACCCTGTATGGAGTTTTACATATAATCATTAGTAGTTCCTACATCTTAGGTCATCTAAAGACAAACCACCTTTGTAAATAGATATCATTTCTTTGACACCGTCGCTAAGTGAAAAATATGGTTTAAATCCAAGCGAATATAGTTTTTCGCTACTTACTTCATAATCTCTTTTATCTGGATCTGTTTTATTATCTACGACTTTGTACTTACCACCAGTAATCTCACAAATATCTTGTACAAGCTTTAACTTAGTAGAATTTATTGAGTCATTGCCAAGATTATAGATTTGCTGTCGCATATCTTCATTATAAGTTGGCATTATCATAGCCTGTACTACATCAGCGATATGGATGTAGTTTCTTCTGAAATGGCCATCAAAAACTTCTATTTCACCTTTAAGGGAATTTCCTACAAGGTTATTAATTAGAAGATCTACTCTATTACGTCTTGAACCACCAAAGACAGTGGCCAATCTAAACGCAGTAGTATTTTTGTAGCTCATAAGAGTATCTTCAGATGCCTGCTTAGTTTTCGCATAAAGAGAGAGAGGATTAATTGGGGTTTCTTCAGTACATACTCCCGGATTGCTACCATATGAAGAGTTTGTGTTTGGATAAACTACAATCTGATTACTGAGTCTTTTAAGTAGTTTCTCTGACCACTTTTCATTTAATTCTACACAAAGCTCAGGATATTTATCGCACAGTGGAGCACCAACCAAAGCGGCTAAGTGATAAATTACGTCAGCCTCTTCTATGGCTTTGCATAACTTAGGACTCCACTTTAGTATCGACTCATAGTTGAAATCACACTTACTATACAAATCCTGTACAAGATCAGATTGATTGTAAAAGAAGTTATCAAACGCTGTCACCTTAAAACCGATTGATGACATTGCAGACAACATACCAGTAAGATTTGATCCAATATATCCGCCAGCACCAGTTACAACTATTTTCATGTTAGTCCTTAATATATGAAATTTTAGTAAATTCTGTCGTTTGAATGTCTTCTATGTCAAGATTGCAATTTTTTACAACCATACAGCATATATCTTTAAATTCTTTATCTGGAATATTATGTTTCATAACATTAATTCTTTTGTGTACCCATTGAACATTATATTTTATATAACCATCACGACTATCTATTCTATCTAATGAGGCTGATTGTGATTTATTTTTATCTCTATAGAAATTTAATTCTACTCCAGAATATATGCACTTTTTATTTTGAGATAGAAAAAGATCCCATAAATACTCTATATTGACATCAAAAACAATATTTCTACCTTTTGCACTTCTTTGTATTTCAGAAAAATATGTTAAAGAAATTTCTCCAGAACCTTCCCAACTAGTACAACTTTTACATTTGTCTGGCACATATCCGTTCTCTATAACAGACGGAGAGTATATAGATTCTGATCCACAATCGCAAGACAATATTAATTTGTAACTTTTGTTTTTACTGACATACCCTATTATAGTTCTATTTTTTACTTTAGTTCCTATTTTAGATTTTAGATATTCTTCAGAATGTTTCTCTGTACCATTACAATTTCTACATCGCTTACTTCTACCAGAGTTTAAATGCGATGTGCTGACAGAACCAAATTTGCCACAATCACATACGCAATTCCACATAATTCGACCGTTTTTAGCTCTTTCTCCAAGACCCAAAATAGTCCAATAACCAAATTTTAATCCGGTCAGATCTTTTTCAATTCTTGGTATATGTAACATCAAATACTCTTAATTAAAAAATTCTTGTATCGATTTACAAATTCTAGTAATATCTTCTTCTTCCAAATATCTGTGGACACCAACATGTATCCCATTATTTCCGCACCACTCTGCCTTTGGACAATCTTTGTACTTAAATTCTGACATCGCTGGATGAGTATATATTGCTCCAAAATTTTTCTTCCAATGAATATTTGCTTCATCAAGAATTCTAATCAAATTATTTATATCTAATCCTGAATCTGGTTTAATCGTAATACTAAAACCATGAGGCATAACCTCTACCCCATCTGGCTCATTACTAAACCAAGCCCTGTCTTTAAACTGTTCAGTAAAATCGACTAATGACTGCCAGTTCCGTTTTCGTAAAGCAATATTCTCGTGAAACTTGGCTACGCCCTCAAGACCTATAGAAGCAGCTAAGTCAGTCATTTTAAAATTACTACCAAATCTGATATGGTCAAAAAATTGTGAGTCTGGATGTCTTCCGTGTGAACGTATACTTTTAAGCAAATCTCTAAGAACTTCACTATCGGTATATATTAATGATCCTTCTGATGCAACAACTAAATGAGCAGTATATAAAGAACTACATCCAGCTATAGCTCTTTTGTGAGAAAATTCTCCATTAATCTTGCTACCATAATTTTCACATCCATCTTCAAATAAGATTAAATCATATCTATCGGCAATGTCTTTAAGCTTATCCATATTTGAAGGACAGCCCATTGTCCCTATAGCATAAATAGCCACAGTATTATCATCTATAGATTCTTCAACTAAATTTTCGTCTATATTAAGATCTTCACACTTTATTTCTATTGGTCTAGGAATTAATCTGCCAGATACAATCGCAGAACTATTTGCGATGAAACCAAGTGCAGGACATAAAATATTACTTTTACCTCTTACAACCTTTCTCTTACAAAGCTCTGGTAAAGCAAGAGTCATTGCTACGATAGAACTTGTTCCGCTTGAGGTAGCAACGGCATACCGAGTCCCCATAATCATAGCGAACTCTTTTTCAAGCAACTCTACCTTTGGACCCATGCTGATCCAGTTGCGATCTAGGCAGTCCTTGATATGATCTCTTGCTAGAGTCCCTATTCTCAACTCACCAAATTCTATGCGTTTCACACTAATCTCCGAGAAGTTTTCTTTTTAGTTTAATCTTAGTCATATCTTTAATATTTTGCACAGCATTTTCTCCATATAGATTTTTTATCTTGTTGTGAAATCTTGGATTTTCAAATACTGTAGTAAAAAAATAATCTCTAAAAGAGAGTACATCAGCAGAAGATAGTGTGTCTGTTGAAGAACACACATGGTCGTAACTCAAAAAACCAAATTCTGAATATTTTTCTGGCACTCTCTTTCCAGCCGACTTATCCATCAAATATAATGGAGAACCCGGCAACGCACATGCACTGTATATATTAGTATTTGTGCCGAGTAATTCCAGTGCTAAATTTAGAGTTTCTTGCATAGTCTCCCAAGTATCCCCCTGCAATCCAACTATAAAGTTGTTACAACACTGTATTCCTGATTCCTCTATCATCCTAACTATTGTTCTAATATCAACGTCTGTAAACCTACCCTTGTCTATTTCTTGTCGAACAACTTGGCTTGAAGCCTCTATTCCCAAAGCTAAAGAAAATACCCCGGCATCTTTAAGAGATTTTAAGTACTCACTTCTAATAGTATTGATACGAGAATAACACCAAATTCTAAAGTAGTTACCAAATCTTTCCTTTATTAAATTACATATGGGTAAAAAATGAGTTTTCTTTAACACAAATAATTCGTCTGTTATCTTTATATTTCTAACACCTTTACTTGCCAAGTATTCAAAATCTTTTATTATAAATTCAGGATCAAAATGTCTAAATATATTAAAATCAGCAGCAGTCTTATTTAAATCATTGCTGTTTCTATTAAGAGAATTAGCAGCAGCACAAAATTGACACTGGTATGGGCATCCAAAGCTCGTATAAATTGAAGCATATGGTGTTGTGTCATCCGAATATTCAGAATGCCATAATGGACATCTATATTTATCTAAACTTGGCATCAAGTCGTATGCACAGTGCCCTATATCCCTCGCCATAAGATCTTGAGGAACGACTCTCTCCGGCTTATTAATCTCGATCCTGCCATTACTTTTGTACCAAATTCCCGGAATACCTTCTGGACTTCCATTATTTTCCAAAAGATTCTTTAATGAATAAAATCCTTCGTTCAAAAAAACAAAATCTATAAATGAATGGTCATTAAGAACTTTGTCTGGGAGTGCAGAACAATATCCTCCACAAACACCAATTTTTATATCTGGTATATAATTTCGTATTATTTCGGCAGTATCACAAACAGCACTCATCACACAAGCACTAGCATTAACATTTTGCCCTTCTGCTACAAAAACTATAGTTTTAGGATTACATTCGTTAACCTTATTTATAATATCGATATCGCTCTTTGGGGGTTCTGCTTCCATATCGTATATTGAAACACCAAATTTATTTCTAACACATGCCGCTAGATACCCTAATCTTGGATTTGTTTCTATGGCACTATATTTTTCAGCCAAATCCTGATACATTTTTTTTGAATTCGGCGAAATTAATAATAGATCAATCATTTTTCTAGTCATACTTCTAACCTATATAAATCAGCGTGTTCTATCAATATGTGAGATCCTTCAGATTCTAACGCCTGCCGATAGGCAGGATAAATCTGATGTGGATATAGTAGATCATGCACCACTACTGAGGTACACATAGACCTAAAAGCTTCTGCATAATTGGCCTTGTGTTGCTCGCCGGGGTCTAATGGGTAAGAAGACCCTACCGCTATTTTAACGATGACTTTTTCGTTCCTACCACCCATAGCGTGCCATTTATCGATATGGTTTACCAATTGGTTGCAGGCGAGAATTGCAAAATTCGCTCTAGGATATATACTTACTGGTAATTTCCCTCCTATCGCCATACCCAAACAAAATCCCATCTGGAATTCTTCGGCAACTGGAAGTTCAATTAGTTGATCATCTGGATAATTCTTTACTTGATTAGTAATAGAAGTTCCTTTGTATCTTACCGCTTGACCAACGAATACTGCCCCGGCAGAACTTAACAGATCCATACCCTTTTGAATTTCATCAATGTATTTCATTAATTATTGTGTCCCAAAATATTTTTGAACTATACATATTGACATATTTTATACTGCCACTTATTGCAATCTTTTCTCTTTCGTATTCATTATTTAGATAATACTCTATAGCTTCATCCATATTTGAAACAGAATCAAATTCAACATAATCTATTCCGGGCCTGAATAATTTAGGTGTTGTATCGTTCTTCATCTCAAGAAGCATAGATCCACACGAGAAAATCTCATATACTCTTCCTTTTATTTGATAGAAAGTATTACATGGACTAAGTGGGAAGTTGAGTGATATCTTACTATTTCTTATAACGTCGGCATACTGATATGAACTAAGTCTTTTACCTCTCTGTCCACCATAAATAGATATATCCTTTGAAGAGAGTGCTAAGAACATAGCCCTATCAGCATATATTGACCCAACAAAACTAACATCGATGTTTTTCATATTCTGGTATTGAAAAGAAAACATACTGGAATCTTGTGGAACCCACATATTCCTATGATTGGCCGGATATTTTATTGAGTTGTGTCTATCTGAATATGCATTATCCCAAGAAACACTTAGGTCAGCTATACCATCTAAACTAAAAATCTGATTAAGAGCCCACTCGGAAGTATCTGGCCACATAAACACGGTTTTTATACCAACCGCTTTTAAGCTATTAATAGTTTCAATAGATGGATTTAGTGGAGAATTTCCTAATAGACTAAAAATAACTACATCAGTTTTGTTTTGGGAACAGTAAGATAGTAGTATGCTATCGATTGATCTACCATATACAAGACTACACTCATCAAGATGTAATGTATTTATTGTATCTTCTGGGCGAGATTGCTCAAACGAATTAAAAAGATTGTGGAAATTATTTGTTAGTCCACGATCAGGTGATGCATCGCACCATTTCTCAGTACAAAATAATATGTTCAAATGAACTCTCTCCTATGTAGCATTTTCATTTCAATATAACACTCTTCCCTTAACTGCATAATATTTTTATCAGCATCAGTATGACCGCAACCATGAAATGTGTCTATAAATTTAACAGCTAAATCAACCTGTTCTTTTTTTATAACCAAATAATCTCTAATTTTTTTTAAAAGATAAGTTGTTACCTTGACAGGCCAATGTATACTAAATGTATTTCTACAATTAATTTTATTATCTCTAGTTTTTTCTGAAAATATAAGTTGTCCAGTTTTTTTAGATAAATATTCTATAAGTCTTTTATCAGTATTTACAACCTTACAAAATAATTGATACCTAATATTAATTTCACCCTTTTTCTTATTTGGCTTTTGTTTACTTATTATTATGGAACCTTCTCCATCTATAATTCCAGCTATATAAGCTAACTCTTCACTAGATAATAAGTCTATAGTTGTTTTCTTTTGATCATACTTCAATATTTTGTTTTTTGAAAGAAAAGTTCTAATAGCCGCATTAGTCTTACCAACTTCTAGAGCTATATCTCTAATACTCTTATTTTGTCTTCTTAAATCTATCACTTTGTCTCTTAGTTCTTGCGAATACATTATTTGCTCCTTTTGGTGATGATATAATACCAATAATATATACGCCAAAAAAACACAAACGATACGTATGTGTTTAGAATGCAATAAAATTCCCCGTCCCACTATGAGGATACTTTAGATCATACTTGTAATAAGTAATATCAGCACCAAGATCGCTATAAAAATCAACAAGATCAACTATACTATTTGGACATACATCGTCAGTTATAGTTCCTACGGATTTGCCATTATCTTCAACAACGAACAAAATAGGTAGTTGATTATTTGCAGCATAAATAATTGATTCATGAGCAATACCAGTTCTAACCGCCATATCTCCAATAAAACACAGAACCCTATCATGACCTGATTTTTGTTCTATTGTACTAGCAACACCAACAGCTATTGGTAATATTCCTGCGACGATAGCCGATGTATAAAAGTTATACTCTGGAAAGTTCATCGCCATTGACTGACCTTCCAGAATCCTAGCCTTCACTTTTTCTTTCGGAATCCCAGCAAGTAAAGCGTGCAGGTGATTTGCCCAAGTAGAAAAAACATAATCTCCCTTTCGATGGTAATACTTAAAGATTGATATTAAGTGGTCTTCGTTCCCATCTCTTAAGTGAATGGGTCCACGAATAACACTAGTTTGGTATATCTGTTCTATATCTTTTTCAAAATCAATTAACTCTTGTTTTGATATCATGTGTATTTAGTCCGAATATTTGGGAAGTTACTAGAAAACCAATCCCAAGATTTTTGCAAACCTTCTTCCAAAATAGTATAGTTGTGTGATACAATTCCGTCTAGAACGCTCTTGTCAGAAGGCCGATTTCGTTGACCGTTCGGTTTTGTTTTATCCCAGACTACCTCTCCTTCATATCCCGAAACTCTTACAAGAATATTAACTACATCTCTAATTGGTATTTCCTCTTTACCTGATACTATGATACGTTGTGGAATATCATCAATATCAACTAGTTTTAGAATAATCTGTGCTAGATCATTAACATAAATGAATTCTCTGCAACTTAACCCATCTCCCCAAACTACAAATTTTTCCCCATAATGTTTAGCCCTATATAGTTTGTGAATTAGTGATGGTATAATATGCCCATACTCTATAGAGTAAAGATCATTGCATCCATAAATATTGCCGGGAATAATTGAGCAGTAATTCAAACCATACTGTTCTTTTATAGCCCTAATTTGAACATCTACCATTCGTTTTGCGTAGCCATATGCAAAGTTCGCCCCATAAACAGGACCATCATGCATCTTGTCTTCTTGTAAAAGAGAAAGATCATGTGGGAAAACGCACACAGAACTAAACGCGAAAACTTTCTTAATCCCAGCCCATCGAGCCTCTTCTAATATATTTGTATTCATTAGTATGTTATCTACGAAGAAATCAGAATGGAATGCTTGATTCCCTCCTATGCCTCCACACTTCGCACTTGTGTGAATTACACAGTCTGGTTTTGAATGATAGATCAAGCGTCGGACAGCGTCTCTATTTGTTAAATCAGCATCCTTACGAGTAGCAAAATGGAATACATGATCACTACCCCTAGATTCTTCTTTTATTGCATTTCCACAAAGCCCATTAGACCCAGTTACAAGTATTCTCATTGAAATCTTCTCCAAGGTTTGTCATATGCAAGATAATTGGCTAGAGATATATGAGCTTTATTTAACATCTCTTTATATTTATCTGCAAATATTGGGTAGTCATTATTAAAATGGGCAAAATCAAGAGGTCTATGATCTACTGCCTGTCCATCAGAGTCGCAATGCATAACGACTTCGTCTGATATAATGGCTTCTTCACCATACTCCTGCATTCTAAATGCTAAGTCATGAGTTGATAGATTTATATGTTCGTATCTGCAATCAAGACCTCCCAATGCAATAAATTCAGTCTTATGATATATAGCAACAGGAGCAATTTTGTAATGACTTTTTACTCCGGGAAGTCTTCTTAAGTCTGCATGTGTTACTGCTGTATAATAAATATCATCTCTTCCTGAAGGATATCCGGGTGGGCCTTCTTCTGTGTACTTAACAACACCAAAACAATCCTTCCCTCTCATTTTATTGAGAAGGTTAGAAATCCCGTTACGGTAGTAAACGGCGTCATCTGTTGACCATTTTACATACTTGCCATTTGCCTTTTCAACGATTGCTTTATGTACACAAAGGTTTGGTGATGCCAAGCTTTCAAGCCATAAACAGTCAACAATCTTACTAGCGTCATAAGGACCAGCAACAATTAGCTCATACGAATACTCTCCAACAGCCTCTTTTAGACTATCGGCCATTCTTTTAATCTTTTCCGGCCTAATACTTGGTACAACCACAGTTAAATCAACCAAATCTTCTCTCCCAAACAGGTGTTGTATTATATTTCCACTCATTCCACTTGACTGAAGCATAAATACTATCATGAGTTTTCATGGCGAGTTTAGGTGCGTCATAGAATGTCTGTGCATCATAGATAGGTCCATGATCTCCTGACCTTCCTTCCATATGCTCGCAATTCATTATTTCTTTTACAAGTAGCTTTCCATTCTTGTATTTTTTTTGAATTCTCCATGCTAAATCCGTATGACCAATACATGTTACTTCAAATGTTGTATCAAAGCCTTCATGCTCAAGTATTTCGCGTTTTATAAATGCGACATTGAAAATAAAATACTCAGGCTTTACCTCTTTTCCAACAAAATAACATGATCTAATTGAGTAATTATTAACGGCAACATTACCACCCTCATTATATCCTGTTGCCAAATAGTCAAGCTTATTTTCATATATTTCATGTAAGCATGAGTCAATAGCATCTTCGACATATAAACCATCATCAGATCCCCAAGTAATATACTCTCCTTCGGAGAGAAGAACGCCAATTTGTTGACATCTGTTAGGATGACCAAAGTCCCTAACGTACTTAATGTTTTTATATTCGTCTATGACGTGATTAATTTCTGGGCCTACAAATATAATCTCATAACTGTAATTCTTACAAGATTTTTTGATCGACTCGATTAATTCTGGCCATTTATTAATTCTTATACTAGGAATTATTATAGTTAGATTCATACCAATCAACAGTCCTTTTAATTCCGTCTTCAAGAGAAGTGAACATCTGTTGTCCAAAATGTTTCTGCATTTTTTCGTTAGATAGAAGTTTTTTCATCTGACCGTCTGGCTTAGACATATCAAATACAATTCTTCCTTTATAGCCAACTATCCCTGCCACTAGCGTGGATAAGTGAGATATTGATATATCAGTTTTTGAACCAACATTGATTGGATAGAGTGGATCATTATATTTGTGTAAGACAAGATCAAACATTCTGGCCACATCATCTACATATATAAATTCTCTTCTTGGAGATCCAGAACCCCATAAGATAACCTCGTTAGAATCGGCTCTCCTTGCCTCTACGAAGCGTTTGATCAAAGACCCCATAACCTTAGTCTTTTTTAGATCGAAGCTGTCATGAGGACCGTATGCTGTGTTAAAACACATTCCAACGGACATAAAGCCGTACTGACGATAAAGCTGTCTACTTAACTCAATAATATATCGTTTTGCGAATCCGTGTGACTCAATTGATCCATGCGGCTCACCAAAGAAGAAATCAGATTCCCGTAAAAGAGGAATTGATGGGTATGCACACGACGATATAGCTGACACAACCTTCGATACGCCGAACTCACATGCTGTCCTCAAAACATTCATGGCTATTTCTGTTGTGTCGAGAAATATACTAGCTGGGTTTTCGTCGTTGAATGCAATATTACCATTTAATGAGGCTAGATGTATAACATAATTTGGCTTATGTTTTCTGAATAAAGATCTTGTTGCCTCTTTAGATGTAAGATCATATTCATAATGGTCACATTGAATTAAGTCATATTTTTCTCGTAGCGACTCATTTCTTAATAAAGCCTGCCCAACCATTGAAGAAGATCCAGTTATTAATAACTTCATATGAGTTCCTTAGTTGCCATAATGATGGCTTCTTTGCTTGGACGAAACTTTATATCTGATTTAACCCTAAAATACTTTTGGTCTCCCTGCCAAACGCGGTTTGGATTCCAATATCTACTAACACTTGTGTCTAATTGCTCTTGTACAATATTAATTATGTCACTTACACAAATATTATCGTCTGGCGACATATTAATAACATTGAATCCGGGCTTAATATCAATATCCAAAGTTGCTTTCATAGCATCTGCAACATGTAAGTAAGGCTTACAAGATCCGGGATACTCTCCGAACACTTCTATTACATTAAATCTATCATGTATAGAATCTTTAATTTTAGAAATAATATCCGGAAGAACACCATGAGTAGAACCACGACCTACGTTTGTTACATAACGAATACATGTGGCATTTAAACCTCTCTTGCAATAAAACTTGATAAGTTCCTCTGACTGCACTTTAGTCACAGCATACAAAGTTTCTGGATCTACTGGGTCGTCTAAAGTAAAAGTCTTTTGCTTACAGCCATACACGCTGACTGAAGATGCAAAAACTAACTTCCTACCAATAGATGCTCTACAAATTTTATCCGTAAGAACAACATTTGACTCAATTATGTTTTCTGTCGCTGATACAAGTGGGTTTGCTGCAAAATGATAGATTATGTCTATGTCACACTTACGAATAATTTCAGCTATGTCGTCATATCCAGCATCAACCACATGCAAATATGGAAACTTATACCAAAGTTCTCCATGGGTTTTTCTAGACACGCCAAATGTTACCAATCCTCTACTATTAGCCTGTCTGATTAATTCAGATGCCATAAATCCATTAGAGCCAGTAACTAATATCTTCATTGGTCTTTTACCATTTCTTCGTAAGACGAGTACTCTTTTTTGAATCTTCTTATCCAAGGAACATCATATTGACGGTAGTTGTTGTAATCAATAACAAGATCTACAGTATTTGGCTCTTTCCATTTATCACGGAATCTCTTTTCGTCAGGACCAGTCTGAGCATCATGAATAGCTGCATGATCTCCGGTTCTTTCTGGCATATGGCTCGCATAAGAAACAGTGAATGGAACAACATCAATATTAAAACCCATCATCCACATTCTAAACGCTAAATCATGGTGGCAATGATTACTATATTCAAAAGAGCAATCAAATCCACCCATATTAATAAAACGAGATTTATCCATCATCGGCTGAACAAACGTTATCCACTCACCATCTAGCGGAATATTATTGAACTCAGATATGTTTTTGATCTTCCATTTCTCAGCAGACATTAGGTTTGTATTTTCTTGGTAGGTTAATCCTACTACATCATAATTTGACATGATAAAATAATCATAACTATGAGATAATGTTTCTTTGTGAAATACTGAATCGTCTACAGCATGACATATAACAGGATATTTTGCTGCTAAAGTTCCAATTTGTAAACACACAGGAACAGAAGAATAAGACTTAATGTGCTTAACTTCACTCGTTGTCTGCAATTCCGGCAAATCAAATGGGCTAATAAAGACAACTTCATGTGGCATTTCTTTGCACGACTTGTCGACACTAGTTATAAATCTTTGCCACAGATGCGTTCTAATGCCGGGGACTATTATAGAGAGCATTTTTGACCCTGAATGTTAAGACTCATTAATTTTCCGCCAAGATCGACAACATTGCCATTTTTCATTAACATCGGCTTACATCCATCAGGATAATAAGCCTGAGAATAATCATCTATGTAATTATGAGGATCTGTATACTCTGGATACCATCTTTCGATATTATCGAACCCAATATCTTCTAATTTCTCTTTAAGAGTCTGAAAATCCCACCCTGACTTATGATAGTCAAACTCATGCCGTTGACTTCCCCATAAAGCACTGTATAATAGTGGCAACTTTTTCCAGTAGAAATAATGGGCAAAAACAGCATCCATATCGGGCACTGCGAGACGAAGTATTCCTCCTTCTTTAAGAAGGTCATACCATCTTCTCAACGCCATATGAGCTTCAGTAAAAGTAAGATGTTCAAGCATGTGAGAACAGTAGATCATATCTACTGTATTAGGCTCAAACTTTTCAAGCTTGAATGCATCATCAACAATATCAGGATTTACATCTGGACGAATATCAATATTGGTCCATCCGTGAATTTTTCTATCATAACACCCAAGATTTAGCTTCAAAGACATGCTCTAACCCTCTCGACATCTTCAGATATCTCAACGTTCCAACAATCAACATAATTCGACCAAGAATTATTACGCATCTCCGCAGCAACCGTATCTGGATTATGAACGTGTAATACTGTTCTATGACATACGTGATCAAGCTCTATTTCTGTTTCCTTGATCCTGTTAACCGAATCAAAAATTCGCCAAAGATGTACGTCAGCACCAAGACCCACAAATTTCTCTGACATAAAATAGCCTAAAGCCTCATATGCAGCTCTTGTAAGTATAGGGAAAGATGCATACTGTGCTGTATTTTCTTTATCCGCACTATTATCATTTGTGCTTATATACCAAATCTCGTCTGAAGGAATTTTTCTTATTTGATCATCCCATCCCTTGGTTAAAAACTCTACATCATCATTAAGTACAAAGATATATTTAGTTGAACTATCATAAGCAAAATTAGCCATTATATTTAATGATTTATGTAGGTTATTTGGCCTATCTCCAGTGACCCACTGAATATCAAATTTTGTATCTAATAATGATCGTGTGAAAAGATCTGTTTCATCATCATCAGCATCATAATTTATTATGACTTGAATATCCTCTGGATAAGATGCTGTTTCTTGTATGCTCCTAAGTAGATTGTTTAATAATACAACTCTTTTTCTAGTGTTTAAAATTAATGAAATCATAATTTCTCTTCTGATTTTCTATAACAGAATTTATATGTGTTTGAGGAATATCGTCTATAGATGCTTCAACTTCACACATTATAGTTGGAACTACAAAAATATCCCCAAATAATCCAGCTTGATCACAAAAAGCCCAATGTTCACAATATCCAGTCGATGACCAATCAATTATGTTTAGTATTGATGATCTTATCAGAGCAGCACCACCGAATGCGTGTTTGACAAGGACTGGTGAACCTATTTCCCACTTCTGTCGATCACTCGCATGATAGAATGGGCAAGATGACCAAGTCATACCACTATATCCGTGAATATCGGTTAGGGCAAGACTGTCATAATACACAGGACCAGAACCACCCATTTTACAATCTATACTTTTGACTACTGTATTAGAAGTCAACATAACTGAATTATGAGTCATGTATTTCATATAGTCATTTATTAAATCATTATATATGATAACATCAGAGTCAAGTATTAAAGTAAAATCTGAATCTAATGGTTTAACAGACTCGGCCAGTTTATTTCTGTAATAACTCATCAAACTAAATCTCTCTTCAGAAGACACGCTTCCAAATTTAGGATAGTTTAGTTTCTCAGAAATTAGCTTGCCTTCTTTTGTGGATAGCCAATCTTCTAGAATTTTTGCGGTATTATCTACAGAATCATTCTCATAAAAGAAAAAAGAGAATTGGGCATCTGTCGAACGTTCAAGATTGTCTAATAGACCTAGCGTTCTGTATATAATCTTTTCGCTGTCCCTAAACAGGGCAAGTACTGATATTTTCATTCGATTCCTATCGATTTAAAGTATTTCTTACATTCCTCATTAGATCTCATACACATCTCTTTTGAGATATACTCAATATCATGATCGGATAAAATATGGGAAATATTGAAATGATAATTGGGTAAATTTTCACGATGAATACATATAGCATCTATATTACAAAATGGGAATAGCTTACTAGTGTCTACTTTGAAAAATCTATTGTTAATTATTACAAAAGACACATAACCAAAAGATTCTATTTTCTTTAGTAGATCTTCAGACCTCTTACCCTGCTGCATTAGACACCAACCATTTACTTCCATTAAAATTGGCGGCTTGTCTCTTTGCAATGTTTTAATTGCCCCATCTAATGCTTTTATTTCTCCACCCTCAATATCTAACTTGATGCCGATGATTTTTCTATCACCTACAATACTATCTATTGTATCAGTTAGAACATCTCCATTTTCATCTTCAATAATCCATCCAAATGGGCCGGATTCTTCAGAAAATCGACACATCCTTTTCGAATCAGCCAATATAGCTTGATATACTTCACTATCAAAAGTCTTATTGAGGCATTCTATATTTTTAGCAGCTGCCTCTATTTTGATAACTTTTCTACCGTCAAGCTCTGCAGGTAAAGAAAAAGTTCCTATATGGGCTCCACAGTCTAAAATCCACCCAAATTGATTTATGATCAACTTAGAAAGAATTTTGTAGTTTGCTTCTCCATATAAACTACCTTGTTTTAGCCATTCCTCAACATTACATCCATTGTCATAAAAGTATATGTCTCTATTTCTTATATTGATCTTCTGCATGATTTCCCCTTTGAGTTGTAAACACTTCTATTATACTCTTCTGGGAAGAAGCGGTCATGGCGTTTTTCCTTGGTTTTTCTGTTTTTGGAAATTTTTATTTTTTCTGTCTTTACGAAGCAAAAAACAAATCTAACATTGTGTTATGTTCAAACAAACCATCTGTGAAACAAAACTGTTTTAACGCATAGCAGGACACTCTTAAAAGAGAAGCAGTATGTGAGTCACCCAATATACATTCCTTTTTTACTGTGTGTTTGTCTTATCTGCTTTTTACGGGAAAATAGGTCAAAAAATGACGAATGAAGAATTGGTTTGTAGACTGGTCAAAAGTAATGAAGAAATGAAAGATGTCGTCTTAAAAATAAAACAAGAAATTGTAAACATCAAAAGTAGAATATGTGGTATAGGTGGTCCTCTTAATGATAATAAGTTAGAATTTAATTCCGAGCAGAGGAAATTTATCAGAAATATAATAATGAGTTTGGATCTTTGTGAAGATTTTATTTTCTCTTTAACGGAAGATCAGAATTAAAAGCGATACTATGAAAAAAATAACCGTATCTCTTGGAGATAAAGACATAGTTTCCATTCTATCGAATAAAGGTGCTGACGATATAATGGATCAGTTTTATAAACTATGCTCTGGTGAATTGTTGGATCAATGTCTTGATATATCTGTCAACAATGAAGAGGAGCATCTTGAAAACGTATTAATTCCATTAAAGAACATAAGGTATATATCGTGCAAGTATGAGTCATAAAAAGACACAGTTAAAAAAGAAGTATGATAGGGAAGCTAAAGTTAAGGCGAAATTAGCTGCAAAACGTAAGAAATTGATAGAGTCAGCAAAAGTCGAAAAATTTTTGAAAGAGATAAAAAACCATGAGTGAATTTAAGTAATGAAGATATTTGATTCTTCCATAAGAATAGCAACGAAACTAAATGTCTATGCGGATAAAACCCATAGGCATTTTGCGTTTATATACGTCCGTAATAAGCTGTTGAGTATTGGCCAGAACGATATGGAGACTACGTCAGCTAAAGCTTACAGATTTGGCCGGAGATTCGGTGCAGAAAAAACCATCACATTTCCTTTTTTACATGCCGAGATTGATGCGATTGCCAAATTATGGGGAAACACTCATATTGGGCCTAAAATGTCTCTAGTCAGTCTAAGGCTAAATAAGAAAAATGAGTTGATGATAAGTAAACCATGTAAATCCTGCACTAACATATTAGAACCTTTGGGTATTAGAGTATTTTATTTTGACGGAGAGAATATTAATGAAGCTTAATTTATTTGCACCATTGAACACTACTAGTTATGGTTATCATTCAAGTTATACATATCACTACCTATCAAAGATGGGGTGGGATGTAAGACATTTACCAATTGGACAAAATAATCCAGACGAAAAGTTTTCGTTCGGTAAAGAAAAATTTCATTATGATGCACCATGCTTAAAAATTTGGCATCAATTCGATTTATCTGGTTTCACTGGAAGCCCCAAAATAGGTTTTACAGTATTTGAGCTTGAAGATCTTAATGAGAATGAAGTTTGGAATATGAAATATCCAGACAAATTGATAGTTGCATCTAAATGGGCTCAAAAGGTGTGTGAAAATCATGGGATTAACGCATCAGTTGTTCCATTAGGTTATGATCATGAAATCTTTTATCCTACTCCGCAGGAAGAAAAAGACCACACAATCTTTGGGAATTTTGGTAAGTGGGAAATTCGCAAGGGTCACGATGTTCTTATCAGAGCATTTAACGCAGCTTTTGAGAAGGATGATAATGTCACATTAGTTATGATGCCTTCTAACCCATTCTTATCTGAAACACAAAGATCGGCTTGGGAAAAGATGTATCTTAATTCTAAGTTAGGATCTAAAGTTCAAATAGTTCCTAGATTACCTAATCATAAAGATGTAGCCCATGTTATGAACCAAATTCATTGTGGCGTATTCCCAGCTAGAGCAGAAGGTTGGAATTTAGAACCTCTAGAACTGTTAGCATGTGGAAAACACCTAATCATAAGTGATTGTACTGGACATAAGGAATATGCTAACTCCAATAACTCAATGATGATAGACATGCCCGATAAATTTGAATCGGCCTATGATGGCGTATTCTTTAATGGAGCATCTAAGTGGAGATCTCTTGGTAAGGATCAATTCGATCAACTAGTAAATTACATGAGAGAATTTCATAAGAATAGAAGTTATATCATAAACTCAAATGGTGTAAAAGATTCTAAAGAATTTACATGGGAGAATAGTATTGATAAACTTTCTAAAAAAATTGTTTAAGAAAAAAGAAGTAAAAGAAGAAACATATATAAAATATTTTATTCTTGATGGCAATCTAAAAATAGAATTTCAGTATAATGATATTGAAGAACTAATAGCTGTGGCTGATCATGTTCTAAACTTGAAAGTTAGAGATGCTTCAATAGCCCTCATATATGAAACTCTAAGAAAAAATGGCCAAGTAGATTCGGCAAACCTATTTATTGACTCTATTGACACGGGCATTAGCCCAAGCGAGTGTGTGATATGAGAAAAATGGCATGGGAACAATGGATTGATTTTGATAACTCTTCAGAATTATCTATAGACGAAGAAATGGAAGAGGGTATGCAATTAATCCCGATTATGATAAGAACCCCGCTGGGTATGTTTAATCCATCTGAATCTATGTCTCCAAATAAAATGTTTGATTGTTGGATAGGACATACTAATTTCCCCATAACTCATAAAGAAAAATACATACTAAATAATATCGATGGCGTAGAAATACTTCGAATTATGAGTAGATATAGATTCTTTGTCGGTATTGGTAAATTATTCAGTCTAACAGACGTAAGGCCAAAGATAGAAATAGCCTTAAGTATAAACAAAGAGTCAGCAAAAGAGAAAATACTAAAGGAAATAGAAGGCCAAAGTTTTTGGTTGGTTGCTATCTATAAAGATGGAACACATAAAACTGTTTTACCATCAAAAGAATCGTTCGAAGAAGAATTGATGGAGTTAAAATTAACAGAGCCACTAAATATAATAACGTCCGAAGACAAATAAACGTATAATAATATAGGAAAACACGGGAAATTTATATTTGGAAACTTGGATAAGCCACACAATGTGGAGATATTAAAATGGCGATGTTACCAACCGGATATGTTGTAGGCACAAATGGTGTTCACAACGTTAGTCCAACAGAACAGATTGGTGGTGCTGCAATGGGCATCACAAGTGCGACTCAGGTTACTACTGGTAATCCTTTGACTGCTACAATGCCGATCTATGACAACACTTATAAGGGTGGAAATCGTAGAGTTGTTGTTGTTCAGGCGAGCGGTGCTGCTCATGCGTACAGTGTTAAAACAGCTATGACTGGTGGAACCTTCCAGTATAATCCTGAACGAGAATTTCTCATTAATGGATATAGCACAAAGGTTAATGGTTCAGCAAGTAATGTTCTAGCTATTCCCGGTATTGAAGGTCTAAGACCTAGAAGCTCAGAAACTAATAAGTCTAAGGGCTATGGTTTTGGAACTGCGTTTCGTGCTGGTTATTTCAGCTTTACAAAGGTTGGTACTGGTGCTACAGCACAGCGTACTAACTGGACTACTGCTCCAACAAGCATGAATTATACATACAAGTCAACAACTAATAATGCTGTTAACGCTGATGACGAAGCAAATTATGTTACATATCGTAGCATACCCGGCGAATTAGTGTTCATGGGTGCTTCTGGTATTAATCCAGCTGCTAGAGATTATCCAGCCAAAACCACTTAGTATCAATTAAAAGATTGGGCCAGTTAATTCTGGCCCAATTGGAGGCTTTATGAATATCTTCGAAAAATTGAAAGCGAGTATTGTTAAGACTTTACCAGATACATCTGGTCCAGTTTCTGTTAACGCAACCGATATTGTAAAAGTTGTAAGAACTGCATTACTAGTTGGTGGATCAACCACAGTAGTAGAAATTTTGGGAAATTTAAAACCAGATATGTTCGGCAATCATTCTATGCTTGCTGCTCTTGTTATAGCTGTTTCTACAGACTTTTTAATGAGGTTTATAAAAGACAATGGACTTTCTCGTACAAAATAAATATGCAATCGGTGGGGCTATGATTATTCTTAGCCTATTTTTCCCACAACTAAAAACACTTTTGTCAAAGATCAAATTACCATCTCTACCTAGCCTTTCTGGTCTATCTAAGGTTGTTGAAGTTGAAGTAGACGTAGAAGAAGCTGATCAGGCGGCTATGAGACATCTTAGAAAGAGAGCAGTGGAGTGTGGGGATAAGGATCTCGTCAATGTAATTAAAAGTGTGGACGGTAAATTCTACGATCTACACGTTGGAGCTAAAAATGCGAATTCTTAGTATACTTTTACTTTTATGTGTCGTTTCTAACGCTGCTGATCCGAAAGTTGTAACAGACTCAGTAAAAGAAGACGGTATGTCTGAACAAGATATGCGTAAATGGTATTCTATCTATAAGGGAGCGTATATTTACGTCAAAGAATACGATGCTGTAGGTTGTAAAGACTTTGGTGATGTATTTGATAAGCTTCGAGTTGTCAGAGATAAAAATCTACCAACTAAAGGCAATGTAAATTTTGTTAAAGCAACAAGTTTGAAAGAATTTGAGGCTATGGATTTCACAGAAGACAACAAGAATAAATTAAGTTCCGAACTTAATAACATAAGCGAAGGACTAAAAGAGGCTATTAAAAATGCCAGATAATTTTGGCTGGGTAGAAAACCCAGAAGCATCCGACGCGGTAGAAGCAATGATGGGAGTCTTTGGTTCTGCCGCTAATTTTTTGACAGGGTCTGGTAAAGGTAAAATAGTCTGTCTTCATGAGAGCTTTACGAAGATAGGAGAAGAATTTTGCTATACAGATCAGGGTCCAGTTGGAAGTTGCGTAGCCGCATCAAAATCTGGTCAGATAGACGTATTAAAAGCTACAGAGATCGCTAATGGCGAGAGAGAGCTATACGTAAATGAAACTGCTATTGAGCCGATATACTATGGTGCTAGAGTAGTAATCGGTAAAAATAGAATAAGGGGCGATGGTGCTGTGTCTGCATATGCTGCACAATATGTCAATCAATATGGCACACTTGTAAAAAAGAAATATGGAAATATTGATCTTACTAATTATTCTGCTGATAGATGCAGAAAATGGGGCAGTAATAGCGGTTTCCCAAAGAGCTTAGAAGAAATCTCTAAAGATAATATAGTACTAACTATTGCTAGGGTAAAATCTTGGGAAGAACTTAGAGATAGTATCGCTAATGGTTTTCCGGTATCTGTTGGTTCTAGACTTGGTTTTTCATCAGAAACTGATGATGAAGGATTTTGTAAGCACACTACGACATGGGGTCATGACATGTATTATTGTGCTGTGGATGATGACTCAAAGAGAAAAGGGGCACTTTGTGTTAACTCTTGGGGTCGTCGATGGCTAAAGATACGTAAGCGTAAACTTAATCAACCAGATGGCACTTTTTGGGTTGACGCTGAAAAAGTAGATGAGCATATGAGGAATGGGGACGCTTGGTCTATTAGTGGGTTTCAAGGATTTAAACGACCTATAGATTCAACAATAAGTTGGTAAAAATGAGAAACATAATTGTAATTATAGCTATATTGATAATGTTGCTACCAGATCAGGTAAAAAAGAATTTAGATTTATTTGATGAGGATTTAGAAGCTGTTGCCTATGCGGGTCTAATGACTTATATTCCAACATCATCTAAACCAGAGCCTGAACCTGAACCTGAGCCTAAACAAGAATGTAAATGTAATAAAAGAACTGGGAAAATTTCATATGATGGTGGTACATCTCTAACTGATTGTGAATGTTCTAATGGGACTAACAATTGTGGATGTGTACACAGTAATAAAGGGGCTTCTGAAGTCACAGAAAAATTCCCAAGGGTTGTTTTAATAACACATGTTAAATCTTGTCTTCCATGCAGAAATATAGAAAGGGATGTTCTTAAGAAGCTGACTGACGAATCTCACAAGAAGTCTGGGTGGGTTGTTTCTAATACTAGAGATGCTAATGTTCAAGTATTGGATTTAAGCGAACCCGACTCTATAGCAGAAATAGAAAACCTTAAATTACCTTATTCTAGCATACCAACATTTTACTTCCTAAGTAAAGATGGTTCAAAGAAAATGGCAGTAGGTTATATGTCATATAGCGATTTTATCGCTTTCGCACAGACCCCAAAAAAAAAGTAGCAAGAAATCCAAATTTATTTGGACGAATTGGAACTTCACACGAATCTCGTGACACTTTGATAAAGCACCTTCTTCTTGATGGGATTCATAGGGGTAAACATAGTTTGTCAACACTAAATAATCTATCTGATGATCAGCTGAACAATCTTCACGAAAGGGATCATAGATGGAGATAAATTATCTAGCACTAATAGAAAAACTAGTAAAAGATAAAGTATGTACTATATATGATGGTGTAGAATTGCATTGTAATGGAGAAGTTAGTTTTTCATTACATTATGATCGTGGGTTAGTTATAAAGTTCGATAGTGAAAATAAGATAGTTGTTAAAAAGATTGGGTCTTATCGTTTTATAAATTGGTTTTCTCCAACACTAAATTCGATTACGATTACACCAACTTCTTACAAAATAGATATAGAAAATCTTCCAGATATAGAGGTGTCTCGTGACAACAGTAGTAGCAAAGGCTGAAAATTCAGTTTATTTTAACTTTTCAGATACCAATTCTAACGGACTTCTGGTGTCAGATATATCTACTACATCTTCTGTAGCAGATTTTACATATGGGAGTGGAACTCTAGAAATAGATGCCGCTATTCAAAATACAGGAGTTCTACCATCTGGCGGAAGCCTAAATATTAATCTTAATAGCTTGACAAAAACGTACTTGAATTACAGTTCAACAGTATCACTATCTGGTGTAAAAGCAATTATTATATCTAACCTGTCTACTGAATCAGGCAGAAATATAAGGGTTATGGCTACTGGCTCTAATGCCTTCACTAATATGTTTAATGGTGGAAGCGGTAATCTAATTATTAGGCCATATGGTTCTCATGTCTATATAGACCCATGGAAAACCGTAGTAAGTGCAAGCCAAAAAAACATACAGCTATTTGATGTATCTGGATCTGGAGCGAGCTATTCTTATTCGGTTCTCGGCAATCTAACATAGAAATAAACTCAAAATCTTTTCCATTCCGGGCGGCAATTTGCCGCCTTTTTTATTGACACACGATTTTTCTGTTTATATACTATGTGTTGAACCAATTCCTTTTTGGAGATAATTAATGGATATATCAGAACACGTAGATATTATCAGAGAGTTCAGTAAGAGTGCTGGACAGAACGCCCCAGATTCGATCACGATTCCTTCAGAATCTGAAATGGTACTAAGAGCCAAATTAGTTCTGGAAGAAGCCCTAGAGCTTTGTGACGCTCTTGGGGTCGAAGTTGTTGCGAATGGGCAGAAGTTAACTGAAGAATCTTTGGGTTTTTCCATTGACTCCTCGAAAAACTTTGATATGATCGGTGTCGCAGATGCTGCTGCTGATATATTTTGGGTAGGTTGTGGTGGTGTTGCGGCATTGTGCGGCTTCAACTTTGGCAAAGTTTTAGAAGAAGTCGATAGAAGCAACATGAGTAAGTTCATCGACGGATATCGCCGCGATGACGGAAAATGGGTGAAAGGCCCATCTTACTCTCCAGCAGATATAGCTTCGTGTCTTGAAGACATAAATAAAAAGCCATATTATTTCATGTTGGCAGAAGATGGACTATTCGATAAGAAGGGATTCACACAATTTTATATTGTTGAAAAGTCTTTCTGGAACAAACATAAGTATATTGACGAATGTGTAGAAATCGATATGACAAAATATGGTTTTCAGGAAATAATGGAAAGTTGTTTTGAATCATTGGAACCAATGTCTAAAGTGGACTTGGTAAATAAGTTAGTCTCTTTAGGGTTCGAGGAAATTTATGGGACATAGTAAGGGCGATTTGGTTGCTATCGTTCGCTACGCTCACGTAGTAGATGTTAAAACTAACGGAGACGTTGACGTAAAGGATGTAGACGATAAGAGTGAGTTTTCTATTCGTGGAAAGCCTATAGTTGAAGCTCTGAAGTCTGCAGCATTAACCGATAAAGAAGAAAAAGTTACACTCACAGAAGCTGCAACTATTGTTTCTACAAGTTTTAATACTCCAATGACTGTTTGTTTCGATAAGCAGGAAGGTGGAGAAAGGGTTCTGATCGGTAGGCTCCTATCTACAGAACCTCTTCTGGGAAGATCTTACTTTGAGGATCTCGAAATCCTCGATGGTCATAGACTACGACAGGTTGACCACAGAACCATTAAATGGGCAATTCTTAATAAGACCAAATACGTAGTCGGAAAGAAGAAGAAGAAGTGAAATTTTTCACTGCTGATTTACACTTAGACCACGAACGATCCGTGAAGTTTCCGGGTCGTCGTGGTTTTTTGCTTCCACAATGGCAAGAAATGATCATTGGGGAAATCAATAAAAGAACAAGTAGGGGTGACACTCTATATATTCTTGGCGATTTTGCATTTAAGCCAAATAATTGGCGATCTAAGATCAATCTTAAGAATGTAATTTTAATAAAGGGTAATCATTGCCCATCGCTTGAACAATGCCGATTGGCCTTCGGTAAAGATAAAGTATACGACACTTTGGAAATCAAGATGTCTGGGGTAAAAACTTTCTTATCCCATTATCCCCATCTTATCTGGCCTTCCTCACATTATGGCTCTTTTCATCTTTATGGGCACGTACACGATTCCAGAACTGATTTTTGGAACGAGATACCATATCTACGCAACATAAAAAGCCTAGATGTTTGTCCTGAATCTTATAAGAGACATTTTGGCGATTTTGGAATCTTTGATGAAAATCAGATTTACGAAATCTTAAACAAAAAAACTGGGCATGATCCGGTTGAATGGTATAGGGACACATATGGGCCAATATGAAATTACTCTGATTGGTGACACACATGGTAAATTTGACCATTATATACACATAGCCAAAAATTCTGAGTATTCCATCCAACTAGGAGATTTCGGATTTTCTTAAGCTTGGAATAATCTAGGATATAGCGGATTAGACCACAATAAACATAAAATCATATGTGGTAACCATGATCAATACCCAATGTGCTTAAATTCCCAGTATTCTCTTGGCAATTTTGGGACATCTCAACTCAATAATATACCCTTTTTCTTTATTAGGGGTGGTCTGTCTATAGACAAAACATATAGGGTTGGGGAATGGTTATCCGGATCTTCTAGAACTTGGTTCTCTAATGAAGAATTAACATTTCCAGAAATGAGAATATGTTTAGACGATTACTCGAATAGTAAACAAGATATAGTTTTAAGCCATGTTCCACCAGCCTGTGTAATAAATCATATACATCGAGAAAACTCAATATTAGGCAAATATGGTTTTGCTGATGGATTTATGGAAAACACGAGTTTGTTAGGTGATGAATGCTTAAAAGAACATAGGCCAAAATTATGGGTCTTTGGTCATCATCATAAAAGTTTCGATAAAGTAATAGATGGTACTAGATTTGTGTGTCTTGCTGAACTGGAGGTAATGATACTAGATGAAACTTATCGTAGCTGTTGATGAAGCTGGTGGAATTGCAAAAAATGGCAAAATTCCTTGGGTCTGTAAAGAAGACCAGCAGATGTTTAAACTACTTACAATTGGTGACAAAGTTGCTATGGGTATGAATACGTGGTCTTCAATAAGAAGGCCACTTACCGATAGATATAATATGGTAATTACAAGAAATGAGTCGCTTCTTTGGAGTGATACAGCTAATGGACACAGGGAGTTTGGATTCTTCACTCTGGATGCCGCATTATCCGAAGCTGATTGGATCATAGGTGGAGAAGAAATCTATAAGGCAGCATTATCCTCCATAGAATTAGATCAAATATACATTTCTAGAATTAAGGGTCTGTATGATTGTGATAAATTCTTCACGATTCCTTCTGGATGGAAAAAGGCTAGCGAGATAAAGTTCGACAATTTTACTCTAGAAAAATGGATAGGAGAAAATTTATGGGCCAGTTACTAGAACGAATTAGGGGCGACATACTGCTGGCTTTAAAAGCCAGCAATCAGGTCGCCAAAGATGTGCTGAGACTAGTTGTTTCGGACTCTGAAAGAGCCGAAACCAACCCATCTAATGAGACAGTAGTCAAGATCTGCCGGAAGATTATTGAAGCCAATACTGAGACCCTAAAACTAGGTGGTGAGTCACAGAAACTGAGAAGGGAAATCGAGCTACTACGTAGCTATGTGCCTTCTGAATCTACACTAGAAGAAATTCAAATCCATGTAGACAGGCTAACGCCTGAATTAGTTGAATGTAAGTCTGTAGGTAAAGCAATAGGTCTTTTATCAAAGACACTTAAGGATCTGGGAATTACTGTTTCTGGAGATACGCTTAAAGTCGCGGTCGAAAACGCTAGGAGTGTAAATGCAAAATGAAAAATGTCTTAATATTGATTTTTAGTCTACTATCAAGTCATGTAGTAGCTCAAGAATTTGATGGAATATGCCGAATTGCCACTAATGATAAACAGTGGTCCGGAGTATTAATAGAGCAGGGTGTTTTAACTGTAGCACATCCAGACGAACAAAAATGTGTAGCTTATTTTGAAAATGATACTGAAATAATCGGGGTCAAGATTAAACTCGCGAAGCAAAATAAGATTGCCGATATTGCTTTGTACGAATGTGCAGTACCCACATACGTAAAAATAAAAAGACACAAACTCTCAAAAGAGGGAAAATCGGCCAAGATTATTGGCTACATCGGTGGGAATCGCGTTGAAAGAAACGGCGGATTTTTGTATAATGGTACTGTCGACGGTTACCCGATTATTGGGTATTCGTGCGAAGCTACTTCAGGAATGTCTGGGTCTCCCGTCTTCTTCGGTGACGTAGTCACCGGAATACAGTTTGGTGGTGGGCCATCTTCTACAGACACGGTCTCTTATGATACCGTGATTAACTTTTTAGGTCAATAAGATGACTGAAAGTCATATAGAGTACTACGGATTTTCTTTGCTGGGTCTATTAGTAGTATGGACTTCATTAAGTGAAAAGACAGTAAAGACGAGTACAATATTGCTATTTGGAAGATTAGGTATTAGTTGGACCAGTTATTTTAAGGTAAGCAAATGAACTATTTAGAAATAGTAAAAAACGTACTCATTAACGGAAAACCAAAACAAGCTACACGATACGCTCCTGATGGTAGTGTTATTCCAGTAGAGAATGGTACTATAGGGACATTCTGTGAAATCTTTCGTCATGACATGAGTCAGGGCTTTCCTCTGACAACACTTCGTAAAATGCCTTGGAAGTCTATTCGGGTTGAACTTGAAGGATTTATTAAGGGAATCACTAACAAAAGATGGTTCCAAGATAGAAACTGTAAATTCTGGGATGAATGGTGCAGCCCAAAGGCAGTATCAGAATATTTAACTGGACCAGAAAATGGAGAAGATTTTGCCAAAATTTTAGCTGTTCCAATTGGTGGCTCACAAGCTGCCGCAGATGAGGTGATTAAGCGAATAAAAAAGGGAGGAATAGATTTAGGGCCGATTTATGGAGCACAGTGGAGAAACTTTGGGAAACATTATATTGATCATACAAATAAAGATATGGTTGTAGAACTTGAGCATACTTTTGTTTCCGATTGTAATGGACTAATGGAAGGTGAAGATCAACTTCATTCTATTGTAACGAAGCTACATAATTCCCCATATGATCGTCGTATGGTATGTTCGGCATGGAATCCTAATCAAGAGTTTTTAATGGCTTTGCCGCCATGCCATATTTTGTTTAACGTTGTTGTATATGGTAATAAGCTAAATTTAACTTGGTTCCAGAGATCTTGCGATCTTAGCCACGGAGTCCCGGCAAATATTGCATCATATGCACTGCTCCTACTTCTTTTATGTGAAGAAAGCGGTCTAGAGCCGGGAGAGTTAGTTGGTGTATTATCTGATTGTCACTTATACGAAAACACCTTACCTTCAGTAAGGGAGCTAGTAAAAAGAGAAGAATCAGCACTACCACAAGTTAAGATCAAGCGAAAACAGGATGGGACGTTTGATATTTTTAGCTGGACTTACGATGAAGTGGAATTAATAGGATATAATCCGCAAGAGAAGATGGATATGGGCGAAGTTACCGTATGAAAAGGGTCTTCTGGTTTCATTACAACAAACCGCTTTCAAGAAAGCTAGGGAAGCCAATGATGACGATTCACTTCGGAGGGGCTTGCCACTCCGTAGAAGGTATTGTTTGTAATGTAAAAACTTGGACTCACATAAGAAAGACTCAGCCGCATATAGTGATTAAGGGTGTTGGTGTAGTGGAAATATTGGAAGGGAAAGCAACAATTAAATGAAAACTCAAGACTTTTGTTATTGGCTACAAGGCTTATTTGAATTAAGTGATCCAAAAACACTTTCAAAAAAACAAACAGATCTAATAAAAAGACATCTAGCTCTTGTTTTCATGCATGATATAGATCCGTCACAAGGCTCGGAAGAACATCAGGCAAAACTAAACAAGATTCATAATCCGCCCAAAATTGGGGGAATCGATAAAGATACTGGCGAAATTTATAGGTGCTAAGGAGATGAATTAATTATGAACACAATTTCAAGAAGAAAGCTTTTTGGTATAGCTTTAGCCGGATTAGCTGGATGTAAGTGTGCAAGCACTAATAGATCTATGGATCTACCATTGCTTGGGAATGCAAAGCCATATCATGAAAGGTTCCAAAGAGCAGAATTATCTTCATTAAATCCAATATGTCGCACCATAAATAAAAATTTTAGGATGCCATCATGCTTCTATGAAGAATACGATAATGAATTCTTGCTAGAAAATGGTATTATAATTTTCCATGTTACATACAATATTTATATCAAACTTGAATCTAAAAAAGAACATGACTACGAAGAATATATAAAAAAAACAACTTGGCCAGATATAGCACCGAATAATTATTATGAGATTTTTAACTTAGATACTGGGGAGAGTGCAATTACATGGGCTTAACAAACGAAGAAGTCTTAAATATAACTGACGACCTAGATGAAGCCGCAGTAAAGTCTTTGGAAATGATTGAATGAAGTGGGATAAGCACTTTATCGATATGTGTCGGCTTCACGCCAAACTAAGCAAGGACCCCTCCACAAAAGTTGGGGCGGTTATTGTTACACCTGATAGACAGGTAGTGTCTGCTGGATTCAATGGATTCCCTAGAGGCGTTAAAGACGACGAGCGATTGCTTGATCGAGAAGTCAAGCTTAAGTTGGTTGTACATGCTGAAATGAACGCCATATTGGCTGCAGCCAATCTGGGAATACGTGTACAAGGATGTACTATGTACTTAGCGGCTGAATCAAATGGGGTACTATGGTCGGGACCACCGTGCTCTAGATGCCTTGTATCTTTGATACAGGCTGGTATATCAGAAATAGTTAGTATAAAAAATACTTGTATTCCAGACAGATGGAAAGATGATATTGAATTCTCAAGATCGATAATTGAAGAAGTTGGACTTGGATATAGGGAAATAGATTATGACATTTCTACTTCACACTGATATTGGTCATGATCCTGATGATATAATCGCTCTGTCATATTTGATTTCGAGAGGGGATTATGTTCCATCTATTGTTTTTATTAATCCCGGATTCTCCGAACAGGCACTAATAGTAGATTCTATCTATAGACAATTTGGATTAAATCGACCAACAATATACGCTTCTCATAAGCCGCTAAAGCAATATCAGGGCTCCAAAGCCATAAATGAAATCTTGTCTCTTGGTTCGGATTCATCCATAGAACTATCGCCTTATGAAGCTATTGAATGTTCTACAGCACTAGTAATTGGACCCCCAAAGGGACTTTGGATAAAATGCAACAAGATGGTATTTCAAGGAGGCTATTCTGCGAACAGCATAAGACCATTAGAAAAATTTGTTGGTAAAACATCGGTGCCTTCGTTTAATCCAAATGGGGCGAGAAGAGACTTTATCCTACTAAGAGATAAGGCAGAAATAAATAAGAGATACTACGTAGGTAAGAATGTGTGTCATGGATACAAAAAATCAAATGTAGATCCAAAAATAAGAAATGCTTTTCCAGTCGCTATAAAAAAATATTATGATGACTTATCTAATGACAAAGCCATGCATGATTTACTAGCGGCTCAAATGATGATATATCCAGAAAAAGGAATATGGGAGCAAGCCGAGCCTCATTTCGGTCCGGGTGGTATGCATACAATACCAACAAGTAGAGAAATTTATACATTGATAGGATCAAAACAATAAAGGAGAATATAATGCCTACTGGTGATTGGCCTCAATGGTCTCTATATGATGGTCTTAAACATCCATTCGCACCATATCTTAATGTAACTATCGACAAACCTCCAATTGGAATAGACCCCAAAATTGTGTGGCTTGAAAAACGAAGAGACGATTTATATGAAGCCATAAATAGATATAAAAGAGCATCATTAGATCCTAATATTGAATGGCTCGAAGAATTAATAAAGTTAGAAATTAAAATAAAAAGAGAGCGTACTTCTCACGTAGAACAGAACAAATCTATAATGGCTTCAGGTTAAATATGAGCAAAACAGACTTAGATTGTCCATCATGTGGGCATGAATTTGAATACGAAGAATGGGAAGCTGGCGAATGTCCAGTTTGCTTCAATAGATTTTCTTTTGAAGAAGATTGTTTGCCTGATTATTCTGAATGTTGGGTTGGGGTCTATTGGGAAAGATATAATGAAAGATTATAAGCTAGTATATCAGACAGAAGTTTTTCCTGAAGATTATGATGTACTACATTCTGAATTTGACATAATAACATGCGAATCGTCAATAGATGGGCCGATATTTTCACAAGAAGTATCCGGTCCATTTTTATTTCGTGGTTCAATTCCTATTGGGAGAAGAATCACTAAAACGATGCCGAGAGCAATAACTTGGCTCTACGATAAGGTCTATGACTGCAATAAGTATCTACCTCAGCTTGGACTAAATGCACTCAATAACCCTCATATGTTTTGTGAAGCTGGAACTTTCCATCTTTTAATTCAGAGCATAAAGTATGATAATATATTCATTAAAGATAATAATGGATATAAATCAATGAGTGGTGGCAAATATGAGGATATAAAATACGATCTTCCGATTCTCTTCCCGGAAGAACTTATATTAATGGCTCCTCTGAAGGAAATTGTGGCCGAGTGGCGATTTGTCATTTCTGACATGGTAATCTTGACGGGATCACCCTATCCTCCTACTATAGAAGAGGTTACACCCGAAATCGAAAAATTCGCAGAAACCGTTCTCGCCGACCTACAAGAGCCTGCTCCAATGTGGACTTTAGACATATGTAGGCTTAAAAATGGCTCGCTGAAAGTTGTCGAAATAAATAGTCTATTATCTGCTGGTTGGTACGATTGCGATAGACAAAAGATAGTGAGTGAACTAAAACGACAAGTCTCACTTATCAGCGTATAGATATAAGCACAGCACTTAAAAAAGGAAAAGTATATGGGTATTTTTGACGAGCAGATTTCAAGAAAACCAGACAATTACCCATGGGCAAAAGATTTTATTAGAGCGATGCATGCTGGATTCTGGACTGACGAAGAATTTAGTTTTAGTAGTGATATTCAGGATTTTAAGGTTGTACTGAACGAAGAAGAAAGAGAGATAGTAGTACGCACATTGTCTGCTATTGCTCAAATTGAAGTAGCTGTAAAAACCTTCTGGACGAAACTTGGAGATAATCTACCACACCCGAGTCTATCTGACTTGGGTGTTGTGCTTGGTGCCTCAGAAGTAATCCACTCAAACGCATATCTGCGATTATTAGAAGTTCTCGGAATTGAAGATATCTTCCTTGAGAATTTGCAGCTTGATTGTATCAAGGGCAGGGTAAACTACCTAAAGAAATACAATCATAAATTCTACAAAGACAGCAAGAAACAGTATATTTATGCACTTATATTGTTCACTCTCTTTGTTGAAAACGTATCATTATTTTCCCAATTCTACATTATGTTGTGGTTTGGTAGATATAAAAACGTATTAAAAGATACAACACAACAAATCACATATACAAAGAATGAAGAATTATTACATAGTAAAGTTGGTATCAAATTAATTAATACCATAAAGAAAGAATATCCAGAATTATTTGACAAAGACCTTGAAGATAAAATTTTACACGAAGCTCAAGAAGCTTATAAGGCTGAGTGTAAAATAGTGGATTGGATGCTTTCCGGTTATGTGGGTACTAGGATTTCTTCTGATATTATCAAGGGTTTTATTCAGTCAAGAATCAACAATTCGCTTCGTGATATTGGCTATAATCAATTATTCGTAGTAAAAGAAGAAGTTGAAAGAGACTTTGAATGGATGAATGAAGAAATATTGGCCAATAATTCAACAGACTTTTTCCATCAACGACCAACAGATTATCAACGCAATTTATTCGTAGACGAGAATGACTTAATATGACATGGCTAAATGAAAAATCCAGAAGTTTCCTATCTAAAGGTTATCTAGCAGAAGGACAAACAGTAGAAGAAAGAATTAGGCAGATAGCTGAAACTGCTGAAAAACATTTGGGTATAGAAGGATATGCTGATAAAATAGAAGATTATATCCTTAAGGGATGGATAGGCTTATCTAGTCCAGTATGGGCAAATTATGGAACAAACAGGGGACTTCCTGCGTCTTGTAATTCAAGCCTAATAAAAGACAATATGGATAGTATTTTGTCTAAGATGGCAGAAATTGCGTCAATGACGAAATATGGTGCTGGCACTTCAGCTTATTTTGGTGAGTTGAGACCTAGAGGGGCCAAAATTTCGACTGGTGGCGAGTCTAGTGGCCCCGTACACTTCATGGAATTGTTTGACAAGATTACCTCGGTCATATCTCAGTCATCGATTCGTAGAGGGTCTATGGCGGCTTATTTGCCTGTTGATCATCCGGACATTCTCGAATTTCTAAGAATCAAAAGTATCGGGAATCCAATACAGGATTTATCTATAGGAGTCTGCATATCAGACAAATGGATGAATGATCTAAAAAATAAAGACAAAGATAAGCTAAAAATTTGGAGTCAGATCATAAAGAAGAGATTTGAGTCTGGATATCCTTATCTTGTTTTTACTGATAATGCAAATAATAATGCACCAGAAGTTTACAAGAAACATAATAAGAAAATTTATTCTAGTAATCTTTGCAATGAAATAATGCTGTCTTTGGAAGAAGACGAATCTTACGTATGCGTACTATCTTCTGCAAACTTACTACATTATGATGAATGGAAAAACACAGATCTAATTAAAGTACTAACATATTTTCTCGATACTGTTACTACTGAATATGTAGAAAAAACAGAATCGATTAAGTTCTTAAAATCCGCCCATAATTTTGCGAAACGCCAAAGAGCAATAGGTTTGGGAGTTTTAGGGTGGCATTCATATTTGCAGTCTAAAAATATAGCTTTTGAAAGTATGCAGGCCAAATTCCTGAATACTGAAATATTTAAATACATCAATGAGCAGACTCTATTAGCAAGTATTGAATTGGCCGAAAAATTTGGTGAACCAGAATTGATGGTTGGTACAGGCCAGAGAATGGCAACCAGAATGGCTGTTGCTCCAACTACGTCAAACTCAGCTATTTTGGGACAAATTTCCCAAGGTATTGAGGCTCTGAATAGTAATTACTTCGTTAAGAGATTATCAAAGGGTAATCATACCTACAAAAATCCATACCTAAAGATAAAACTTAAAGAACTGAATGAGGATACCCCACAAACGTGGGCCTCTATATTGGAACATGGCGGCTCAGTACAGCATCTTTCCTTTTTATCTGACCATGATAAAGAAGTATTTAAGACTTTTGGGGAAATTTCCCAGAAAGAGATAGTAATACAAGCTATACAAAGGCAAAAATACATTGATCAGGGTCAAAGTCTGAATCTCATGATTTCTCCAAAAACTCCACCGAAAGATGTTAGTCAACTACTAATATATGGTTGGGAGAATGGTATTAAAGGTTTTTATTATCAACGCGGCTATAACCCAAGTCAAGAGCTAACTCGTAGCATTTTAGAATGCAAATCTTGTGAAGGATAAAAATGGCAAAAGATCAAAAGAAATTTACTCCTTGGAACAAAAAACAAGAAGAGTATATTCGTCTGATAGCTGAAAATCAAATCACGATAGCTATAGGTCCAGCTGGGACTTCTAAAACAGCAATACCTGCAGCCTTAGCTTGTGAAAAGATCCTTGCTAATGAAATAACTAAGATAGTAATAAGTAGGCCAATAGTTGAATCAGGAAATGGTATTGGATTTTTAAAGGGAAGTATGTTGGAGAAATGCACTCCATATATGATGCCTTTGCTTGATGAATTTAATAAATGGTTGGGTAAAACTACCGTTGATAGAATGATACTTGAGGGTATTATAGAGATATGTCCTCCAGAATTTCTTAGAGGCAGAAATATGCACAACTGCTTCTTTATTTTGGATGAAGCACAAAACTGTACTATAGAACAAATCAGACTAGTGATATCTCGTATAGGTCGAAAATGTAAAATGGTTATTAATGGTGATCCAGACCAAACAGACCTAAAATTCGCAGAGAGAGATGGGCTAAGTTTCTGTTATAAAGCACTTGAAGGTATGTTCGATGTCGGCACTATTAAATTTACATCAGGTGACATCGTAAGAAACGCCATCATAGGCCCAATAATGAAAAGGCTAAACAATGAGAATTTTCAAACTTTTCAAGACGGACGGAACCTTGATAATCCATAGGACAAATAAGCTTGGATTATATACGTCCTTAAAAAATGCAAAGATTGCATTGATTCAGTTTCTTAGAAAGAATAAACACAAAGACATTAAATCAGAAGATTGCTATATAATGGAATATGATTTAGTGGAAAAAGATAAACACAGAGTTTAATATGCCAATATATGAGTATAAGTGTGGATCATGCGGAAAAGAGAGCGAAATTTTCCAGAATATAAAAGATGCTCCTAAAAAGAAATGTGATGATTGTGGTAAAAACAAGCTAGAGAGATTAATTTCTGCTTGTATAGGGTTCGTGGCTAGAGAGGCAACAACTCTAGGACAACTCGCAGAAAGAAATACCAAGAAAATGGGAGCAAAAATTCAGGAAGAGGATGATAAGTCTGGAAAGACAGCTAAGAAGAAAAAGAAAAGAGAAATTGACGAAATCAATAAGATGACACTTAAGCAAAAGATTAAATATATAGAGGAAGGATGATGGCAAAAGCAATTCCACCAAAACCACTAAGTATTGTAGAGAAATTTTACATAGAGGGTCATACACATAAAACCGCAAAAGAAATTGCAAGAACTTTAGACGTTAAAGTTGTGTATGTAAATAGATACTTAAAACTTTTGGAAAGAAGAAAAAAGGCCGAGGAAGAAGCTGAGAAGAAAAAGATCGAACTAGAAAGACTTGTAAAAGTTCAAGAAGCAACAGTGCCAAGAGTTGATGACCTTATGGTGAAAAATAAACGTAAGGGTGTTGTTGTAATGACTGAGTCAGCATCTGAGTTAGGGGATGCTACGAGACAAAAAATGTCACCAAGGCTACAAAAACATGTCCAAAAGATACGACCAGAGCGAAGCTAGACCGTTTAAGTCTTTATACAAAGAGGGATATATAACTGCACCGAACTATCTTTGTGAATTAATTTTTCAGAGACGCGGTGAGTATGATAAAAATGCCGTTCCTCAAGAATTGTGGTTGAATAAAAAATTCAAGGGACAATATGTCGGACAATTGATAAATATCAATAAGCTCTTAAAGACATATTCAATATCAACGCTGATATCAGCATTCAAGGAAAGTAAAGCTTTATCGGTAACAAATCCGGCCTATATTAAAATAGTCGAAAGGATTCATCTAGCGAAAACCGATAAAGAAAAAGTTATAGAAAAAAGCAAGGTTGAATTTAATAAACCAAGAGAAGCGTTCGGAAAGAAAAATAAACTGGGGGATCTATAGTGGCTAAGAAGAAAGAAGAAGTTACATCATCAAATATGGCTGTGATTATAAAGAAGTATGGGAATGTCATTAGGACAGGAGCCGAAATATTCAGTAGGAATAATAACCTTAAGTCTATTCCTGTAAGTATTTCTTTTGATAATGGTCTTGGTGGTGGAATTCTAGAAGGTACTTGGACTGTTCTTTCTGGCTTGCCAAAATCTGGGAAAAGCACGATTTGCCTTCAAATTTTGGCGAATGCTCAAAAGATTGGGAAAAAAGGATTTTATGTTGACACAGAATGCCGCCTAAGAAATTACAACCTCTCAGGTATTAATGGTTTAGATCAAGACCTGTTGAGTGTTATAGGGCCAGACGAAGATCAGGAAGCTCTAGCGGCAGAAGATGTGTTTACTATCATAGAATCGATTATCAAAGACCCAGCGAACAAAGGGGCGGTCATAGTTCTCGACTCCATATCTTCTCTTTTACCGAGAAGTGAAATGGACGCAGAAATTTCAGGAACTCTTCGTGCTAATCTCCCAAAGACAATTACTCATTGGGGCAAAAAGATTCTACAGAAGGTTTCGGCAAATAAAATTTCCCTCATATTGATCACCCACTATATTACAAATACTAGTGGCTATGGGAAGAAGAATGTTGCCGATAGTGGAACTTTTATTCAATATCAGGCTTCTAACCGTATCGATATAGTTAAGACTGAAGATTGGATGGAAGGCGAAAATAAGGTTGGTATAAAAATCTCAGCAGAGATTGACTGTTCGGGTAATGGATCTGCTGGGAGTGTTATAACTTCTTATGTGCGATTTGGTAGAGGTATTGACTCAATAAAAGAGTTAATGGAATTGGGAGAAGCTTTTGGCGTTATAGATAAGGCTGGGGCATGGTTTTCATGTCCATCTATAACTGGTGATCAGAAGTTTCAAGGTGCGGCAAATCTATATGAGGCATTTGCAAGTAATCCTGAATATTTCTCAAAACTCGAACAAGAAATTAAATCGGTGTTAGCTTGATAGTGACTGGATTTGATGGGAGAGAGCACAAATTAAATCTTGCCAAATTCAAAAAGAGATCCGATAGGAATAAGTCAGCACCCCATCAGGCTGCACTTTCTCTTTTATATGAAGTCTTTCCGGGTTTCCCTATATACGAGGAAATAACTCTCCCCGGATCAAAAAGATTTAAATCTAATTGTCTGTATGCTGATATTTTTATACCGGGAATACCTCTGATAGTCGAGGTCCATGGTAGACAGCATTACGAATTTGTATCTTTCTTTCATAAAACTAAGGCTGACTTTTATTCTGCGTTACGAGCAGATAAAGATAAAGCTGAGTGGGCAAGAATCAACAATATATCTTTTGCAGTACTACCATATAACGAGGAAGATAAATGGAAGCAGATAATAGATTCGACGATATCAAGGGATTAGATGAACTATGCTTATATGTTGATAAATATTGTGAAGAAGCGTTAATTCCTGATTGTAAATTTGATCCAATAGTGCAGTCGATATTGGATTTAACTCATGAGGATATTATCAGTTTGACTTCTGAAGAAGCTAGTGCTTATGCTTTTAAATTGCATTCTTACTGTTTATTCTTAAGAAAAAGTTGTGATAAAATATTTCCTAAGATCTTGTGGTGTGAAGAGATCATAAACAGAATGGTGGCAAAATCTTGGAAACAGTTTGATAACTGGATGAAATATGAGGTAAGAAGACAGGCTGCTATAGAGCAGGATACTTTTGGCACAAAGGTAGAGAGAGCCAGAATATATTTTACCTCGATTATGGCCCAAAGTAAAGACAAAATTTACAGCGTTAGTAAAATGGCAGATGTCATGGAAAATTTAGCTAAGAGGAAATCGTATGAACGTAATTGATAAATTGGCTTTAGCCATAAAAGAAAAAGATTGGGATGCTGTACTTGATGTTGTCAATATTTTATCTGGTGGACAAACAGAAGCAGAAGAAGTAAAACCAGTCGAAACCAACAAGAGACAAAACTTGTTTGAATCAATGAAGGGTTATGAAGAAGATAAGATTCCGGGATATGATAAGGTTAATGACAATGTTACTCCAACAGCAAGATCCAGAAAACCATTTAAAATGAGATCTATGTCCTGTTCTGGCTGTAAAAAAACATTTGAAGTTCATCCAGATTTAGCTAGGGAAAATTTTACCTGCGATAGATGTGCAGCGAAAAGGTTTAAAAGATGAGTGAACTTGTTAATATAGCTAGTGAACGAGCAGTATTAGCTGGTATTTGCAGATATGGATTAGATTGTTACTTAGATATAGAGGCATTACTAGAAGAAGATACATTTAGTGTAGATTACAATAAGGTTCTATATAAGTGTGTAAAGGATATTTTATCAAAGTCGGATAAGGTAGATTTTGTCTCTGTTTTGTCAGCAGGTCATGCTCTATCTCTTGGAGAGTATGTAGAAAAACAGGAGGTATTAAAACATATACATGGAATAATGGAAACTCCTGTAGATGTCAATTCTGTTAAGCTCCATGCTAAAAAGATACGAAGACTACAATTTGGCCGACATTTACAAAACACCATAAGGGAATCATGGAAAAGTTTATCATCTATTAATGGTGATGAGTCTATATCAGAAATAATGGGCCTTGTAGAAACCCCAATACAAGATGCATCATTATTATATACCAAACAGGATGATTTTAGACCAAAAGGTGTTGGAGAGGATATAGATGCTTACATAGCTCATTTGATGAGTGATGATAAGCCAAGTATTGGACTTCCAACTAACTTTCCATCTTGGGATTCATCGATAGGTGGAGGTTTACGTCGTAAGTGTATAGACCTTGTAGCTGCCAGAAGTAAGCAGGGTAAATCTCTTTTGGGTCAATCTATAGCATTACACTTATCTTCGGAATTACAAATACCAGTATTAATATTAGATACTGAAATGTCTGAAGAAGATAATAGAAATAGAATGCTGGCGAATATTTCTGGAGTTCCAATTAATGAAATAGCTTCTGGAAGGTTTGTCAGAGACCCAAAATCTAAACAAGATGTGCTTAAAGCTGCTGAAGTTTTGAAATCTACTAAATGCAAGCATATTAATATAACTGGTAAACCTTTTCCAGAGATGTTGGCGATAGCTAGAAGATGGATTCTAAAAGATGTCGGTTTTCAGTCAAACGGAAGAACAAATGATTGTTTAATCATATATGACTATCTTAAACTAACATCAACTGAGGGTATATCAAATGCTTTAGCAGAACATCAGGTTTTGGGCTTTCAGATGATTCAGCTACATAATTTTGTAGTCGAGCATGATTGTTCTTGCCTGTGTTTCGTTCAACTTAATCGTGACGGAATCACTAAAGAAACTATAGACACAATAGCTGGATCTGATAGGTTAGTTTGGGTTGCAACATCTATCTCCATCTTCAAAGATAAATCAGCCGAAGAGATAGCCGATGATGGCCCAAGAAATGGAAACAAGAAAATAGTACCTCTAGTAGCTAGGCATGGTCCCGGAATGGAAGACGGTGGTTATATTTGCTGTCAGATGAATGGTGACATAGCGAGGATTAAAGAAATTGGACCCGTTCGAATCAACCGCAGAGATTTCCCCGAAAATTCACCTAGTGAAGAGGAAGTTGAGGACGAAGATACCTGAAATATTGGATATGTTTGATGTTAAGACATTTAGATCTGGACAACTCTTAATATCAAATTGTCCTGTTCATGCTGGAGACAATACGTCAGCGTTTAACGTCAATGTTGATATAAACTCTGAATTTTGTGGAAGGTGGTTTTGTAACACGAAAGGATGTCATAATGAGTATGGTGGTGATGAGCTTGGATTATTAAGGGGATTAATGTGTCGTGACGATAAGGTGAACTTTACTGAAGTGCTTAAAGCGGCAGAAAAGTTATGTGGAGAAAAAATACACACTTATACGCACGATAATATAAGTACTATCTTAGGAAGAGGTAAAGATAAAGACAGTGGTATAACAAGAGAACAGGTTAGATCAAAACTAAAAATACCATCATCATATTATATCAATAGGGGATTCTCAAAAGAAGCATTAGATGAATTTGATGTTGGTCTTTGTGACGATCCAAGTAAAGAAATGTATAACAGAATTGTCTTCCCAATATACAACCTCTCTGGAAAGTATATGGCCGGTTGTGTTGGAAGAACAATAATTGATGACCCAATGAAATGGAAAAATCAAAAGGGATTCAAGAAATCAGAACACATATATGGCTATGCTAAAGCATTACCGGAAGTTTGCCGTTCTGGGAAAATTATACTTGTCGAAGGGCAGGGTGATTATCTAAAATTATGGATGTCTGGCATAAGAAATGTTTTTGGTATGTTAGGGAGCCAAATAAGCTCAACTCAGGAACTGCTCTTACAAAGGACTGGAGCTATGGATATAATCACGTTTGTGGATAATGATGTAGCTGGCGATAAATTTAGATCATCGTGTGATGAAAAACTTAAACGATTATTCAACATAGAACACAAAAGGCCAACCTCTCACGACGCAGGAGACATGACTCCTTCTTCTTTAAGAGAAACCCTAAAGGGATATTTTAATGACTAAGATTTTTGGTATATCAGGTAAAAAAAGAAGTGGAAAGAATACCCTAGCTAACTTTATGCATGGGGAAATTTTAAAGAATAAGGAAGTTATTCGTAACTACCAAATATCAGAGTTTGGCGATTTGATAGTTAATTCTCACCGTATTGAGAGAGATGGTAGTGTAGTTGAAGATATGGGCATATTAGATCTTACCCAGAAAAATGAAGCATTCTTCGATTTCGCTAGTAACAGAATTTGGCCGCATGTTAAATTGTATCATTTTGCCGATGCATTAAAAGAAATCTGCATGTCTATGTTTGGTCTGACATATGATCAAGCATACGGCTTAGATAAAGATAGCCCAACTAAATTACGATGGGAAGATATGCCGGGAGTTATCACTCCGGAATGTGCTATTGAATTTGGTGAATCAAATAATCTATGGAGGATTGGATATGAGCCAACTCTAGAAGAACTTAATGACATGTTTCAGGATATCACATTAGTTCACCAAAGTGGCGTAATGTCGGCCAGAGAAGTTCTTCAGTTCGTCGGCACTGATATATTCCGCAGGATGAACAATAGTGTATGGGTCGATTTGGTTATTAATCAAATTGAGATGGATAATCCAGAAGTTGCTATTATAGCAGATTGTCGTTTTGAAAACGAAGCTAATGCTATAAAAGAAAAAGGTGGATTACTTGTTCTACTAGAAAGAGAAACAGAGCCAGACACTCACATATCAGAACACGCTATGAAGAATGTTGTGTTTGATATCAAATTAGACAATAGAAATCTTTCTATACTTGAGACTCATGAATTATTCTTGAGAGAACTTTCACATAGGAATATTAATCTATGCTAATTACTTATCTGCGTTCTTCAAGCATTGGCTCCTATGCCATGTGTCAGCAGAAGTACTTTATTAACTATGTGCTTGGTGTTCCAGACAAAAAGAACGCCAAAGCTTACATGGGTAATGTTGTACACAAGAATCTTGAACTTCTGGCAAAATACAAATTAGCAGAACAAAATGGTAAGAAATATCTTGTAGATGACAATTTTGGGAAAATTACCTTCAAGAAATTCTCGTTAGAACTAATCAATAAACTGAGTTATGATTATTACGAGAATGATGCTCCCGGACTCATGCCTCCAAAGGCTGAACAGATTACCCTAGAATGGACAAAAGCAGCTATCACTAAAATGGATGGCGACTTAGACCCAAGGAAGCAAGATATACACGCTATAGAGGAATTCTTTGAAATTGAGATACCTCACGAATGGGCCAAGTATAGATATGAGATCGGTGGAGAAGTAATAGAAGGTCAACTAGGCATTAAAGGAACAGTTGACTTAATATTTAAAGAGGACGATTATTATCTGCATGTATTAGATTACAAAGGATTACCAGTAGAAACTAAAATACCAACACCAAATGGTTGGAGTACAATGGGAGATTTATGTGTAGGAGATTTTGTATTTGATCAATATGGGAAACAAACTAAAGTTATAGCTAAATCATCTAAAAAGATGAGAGAATGTTTCCGTATAGTATTTGACGACACTTCGGTAGTAGAATGCGATGATGAACATTATTGGAAATTACTCGATGGAAATGTCAAACAAATTACTGAACTTAAAATAGGAGATAAAATAAAAGTAGCCTCCCCTATCGATTGCTGTAATATAGAATTACCTATAGATCCATATGTTCTTGGTGTATGGCTTGGAGACGGTAGAAATAGAAGTTGCGAAATTACATCTGGGGATAAATTCATTTTTGAGGAAATTGAGAGGCGAGGTTTTAAGGTAGGTAAAAATCAAGAAAAAAGGGAAGTGAAATGTGAGAGTAGAACTATTTTTGATTCAACACCAATATTGAGAAAGCTTGATCTATTAAATAATAAACATATACCAGAAGTTTATTTAAGATCATCTTATAATCAAAGGTTGGATTTGCTTAGAGGATTAATGGATAGCGACGGTAGTGCTAATAACGCTCGAAAACAATGTGTTTTTATGAATTGTAATAAGCGTTTGTCAGAGGATGTAAAGGCATTACTTTTAACTCTTGGGCAAAGACCATTATTATCTAATACTATAGCAAAAGGCTTTGGACTAGAAGTAAATGCGTATCCAGTATCTTTTAGGCCAGTTGGTATAAATCCGTTCTTACTACCAATTAAAAGAGATAAAGTAAATTGGGGTGATGGAAATTCTTTTAGAAGATCTATCAAAAATATAGAAAAGATTGGCATAAAGGAAACTCAGTGTATAAGTGTGGATAGTAATGATCATACATATTTGTGTACAGAAAATATGATACCTACACACAATACTGGACGTAGATATAATTGGGCAACTGAAAAGGTTAAAACCTACGAATGTCTTAAAGAAGATAAGCAGTTGCTTTTGTATTATTATGCTTTAAGATGTAAGTATCCAGATAAGAGATTCTACATATCAATTTATTACATAAACGATCATACAATAGACAAAGTTCTTGTTGAAGGCGGCATCTTTTCTTTTGCATTTGGTGATGACGAATTCAAATTAGCAGAGAATATGCTTAGAAAAGAATTTGAGTCAATTAAGTCGAATACTCGTCCAAGATTACTTAGTGATAAGAATACTAATTGGAAGTGTAAAAGTCTATGTGCATATTCAAAAATAATACCATCAATAAGTCCAGATACTCCAGCGTGCTTATTCCTAAGCGAGCAAATAAAAAAGAAGGGCATAGATTGGGTTACTTCGGAATATGGAGATCTTTCAAGGATGAAAACTTACGATGGTGGTGGAAGATTAAACGTTGATTTGGAGGCTAGAGATGATTAAGGCAGAATTACGAACTAAAATGATGGGAGAATATGGTTTTACCTTCACTGGTAAAAACAGATCAAAGAAAGAAAAAGTCGCAGAATATGTTTTTGATAGATTCTGGGACGGCAAAATATCTTACCCACAAATGACCAGAGAACAAGTTGAAAAGAATATTAGATATGGTTCTGGTCTTGGTATTATTGGCTGGTGGT